GTTAGCAGCCTAACGTTTGAACGCCAGCGGGTCTAACGTTAGCGGATAGTCGGAGTTTAGTGAGGTTCTAACGATAGATAAAGCCTTTATGGAAAGCTTCTAACGTTGAAAAATAAATGCTTGACTTAGCTGGTGGATTTACTAGACTCTCAGTAGTGGTGATGGTCACTACGGAAAGGACACTCTAATGTTTCAGGTAATCAGACCCGATGGCATGGTCGTTCATCAGGGCGACTGGAAGTCGTGCCAGAAGTATGTAGAGAATGTTCGTGACCTCTGGGGAATGAGCAAACTCCGAATTGTGAAGGCGAGATGAGATGAGGACTCGTCGCTATTACCAAATCCGCACTATCGTTAGGTTCGTCTTTTGGACAACCGTCATCGTCGGTGGTGCAGCCCTGTTCCTATGGTTAGACCAGATGGTGATGAACTGGTACTACGACTTTGACCAGTATTTCCCCGAATAAGAGTTGAGCGAACCCTATCGTTAGGGTTCGCTTTTCTCTCCCCAGATTTCTAACGTTAGCGCTGGCGCTCTAACGTTTGCTGCTTAACGTTAGAGCGCCAGTTCTTCTAACGTTAGACTGTGTGTGATGTTTAGTAGACTTCTAACGATAAAGATAATCTTTATGGGAGCTTTCTAACGTTCAAAACTTTTTTCTAACGTTGGAGGAAAAGGCTAGACTCACCCTTAGACTATGTAGTACCGTGAAGGTATCGGTGAAGGTCACCGAGGAAAGGTAAGGTTCTAACGATGGAATCGTCAAAGGCAATACGAGAGTTCGGATACGACTATCAGGGTGCGATTCGTATTCAGTCCCTGTTGGAGAGTGTCCCGACTAACGATAGGGGAATGATTCTGTTCCTCGTCGTGCTGGGCGACGGTGAGGGTGAGGGTGCGCGTCACGCCCGCGAGTTAGTCACGAACTACTTCCAGAATCGCTGACCTAGCGTTAGAGGGGAATCCGCAAGGGTTCCCCTCTCTCGTAACCCGAATCCTAACGTTAGAAGCGCCGGTGTTCTAACGTTTTCTCGCTAACGTTAGAACACCGGTCGGCCTAACGTTAGAACATCCAGCGATTTGAGTGAGCTTCTAACAATAGATGACAACTTTATGTAGAGTTCTAACGTTTCAAAAAAACTTTATAACGATAGAAATAATCTTTATTTCTAGTCAGAAATGAAATGGAAAGTGCTAGTCTGAAGTCATGGGTTCATGGGGAACCCTCTAACGAAAGGGAATGGTCATGGAGAACTACGAGGAGAAGGACGCACAGCGGAGCGCACATCTCTCCGCGATGTGGGCGCACAGCGCCGATCTGGTCATCTCAGCGATGCGCGCCTTGCGCGAAGTGTTCGCTGACGACGAGAAGGTCATCTTGGCGACCGAAGCGTTGGAAACCGAAGGAATCATGAAGTTTCTCCGCGTTGTGTTGGTTATTGACGAACCGCTGGCGAAAGAGGTCGCGCGTATCGTGGACAACGACAACGAGATCACGATGAGTGACGCGCTCCACGCAGGCGTGATGAACATGATGTTCGGAGAGACCGGCGAGCAGGACTGAAGTCCTAAAGTTAGGGCGGGGGTCGAGAGATCCCCGCCTTTTCTTTCGTTAGAGACTGTAACGTTAGAACCCGCCAGGATTCTCTAACGTTAGGCAGGCGTTCTAACATTAAATTGTTAATGTTAGAACGCCTGCGCTTCTAACGTTAGGTTGGCCGGCAGATTTAGTAGGTTTTCTAACGATAAAGAAAAACTTTATAACGATAGAGGAAATTCTATTTATCGGCTATTTTTTGACCTACTAGGTGCTAGTATGTCCTTACCTACTGAAAGGGGTAATCATGAAGTACAAGGAATACACCGACCCGAAAGAAGCAATACAGGAAGCAGGCAGACTAGGAAGCACACATTCAGCGTGTGCCAGTCGCGCTTGCCCGACCTGTAAGCAGTCTGCTTACTTCGCCCTGCCGATCAGCGCGATCAAGGCGTATGAAGCAGGCGCACTCATTCAGCAGGCTTTCCCGTTTCTTTCGGCAGATCAGCGTGAGCGTTTCATGACGGGATACTGCCAGAAGTGTTGGAACGAACTTTTCGCCTAGCGTTAGCAGGTCAGGGGCTTTCTAACCCCTGACCTTCTTTCGTGTGGTATCATTGTGGTCAGCGATAGGACTGACCCTTTCCAGCCCGTATCGTTAGAACCCCGGAGCGCACCCCCACCATAGCGTTCCGGGGTTCGTCCTTTTGGATCCTCTAACGTTAGCGCCGGTGTTCTAACGTTGACGCTCAACGTTAGAACACCGGCGGGCCTAACGTTAGGAAAGTTCAGGAGTTTAGTGGATTTTCTAACGATAGGGATGCCTTTATGGGAGCTTCTAACGTTTCAAAGTTTTTCTCTAACGTTGGAAGAAACCCCTATTTGTAGTTAGGATAGCGTTTCTAGGTGCTAGTGTCTTAGGTGTCGGTGAGGAGCCGACAGAACCTAGAAAGGGTCACAATGGCAGACAAAGAGTATGAGGTGGTGAGCGCGTCGGACATTCAGTTCGTTCGTCGTGGTCGCAAAGCAAGCGTGAATCCCGAACTGGTCGGTGCGCTTGGCAAGTTGGGCAAGGGTCAGGCTCTGGTATTGAAGAGTCTGGCACAGAATCCCAAGTCGGACACATACGCCACCGACAAGTCCCGAATCTCTTCCCAGATTCGGACAGCGTGTAAGTCAGCAGGAATCGCTGACTTCCGAATCCTCTGGACACCCACCGGAGTTCCGCAGGTCGTTCGCTAATCCCCCTAGCGCAAAGACCGGCGAGCAAGCCCGACGCTATCGTTAGCGTCGGGCTTGTTTCGGTGGGACTATCTAACGTTAGAACACTCTAACGTTAGAGCGCTGGACGGGCGTAACGTTAGAAACTCCTCTAACGTTACGCCCGTGCTAACGTTAGAGATTCGTGATGAAATCTTTAATGTATTTTCTAACGTTAGATACCTTTATGTATTGTCAATCAATTTTCTAACGTTAGCCGGCCTTTATGTAGCTACCTAACGTTACAGGCCGGCTTCGACCCAGTTCTAACGTTGAAAAGAAATCCTCTAACGTTGAAAGAAATCCTGATTTCTAGTTGGGAGAAGGTAGAGAAACTGCTAGTGTTCTTCTCATCGGGAGAGGATCCCGAAGAACACAGGAAGGGTTCAGAATGGCAGAAGACAAGGACAAGAAGGCGGGTGAGTTTGAGATCGTATCCGCCGAGTCTGTGCAGTTCGTCCGTCGCGGACGCAAGGCGAACGCCGATCCCGAACTCGTGAAGGCTCTCGCCAAACTCACGAAGGGCAACGCGCTCGTCCTGCGAGGCATGGCGCAGGATCCGAAGGCGGAGACCTACGCAACGGACAAGAGTCGGATCTCGTCACAGATCCGTACCGCGTGCAAGGCGGCAGGTCTCGCAGGGTTCCGTATCCTGTGGACCCCGACCGGAGTCCCGCAGGTCGTCGTCTGATCGGCGCAGGGGTCGAGGGCGGGCGGCGCAAGTCGCCCGCCCTCTCTCTTGCCCGGGGCTGCTAACGTTAGAGACCACTAATGTTAGAGACATTCTAACGTTAGAAATGGAGTCGATCTCTAACGTTAGAGTTTCACCTTTATGTCTAACGTTAGAGGGTTCGGCGGGTGTAACGTTAGAAATTGCTCTAACGTTACACCCGCACTAACGTTAGAGGATTACTTGATAAATTTAATACTCAATTCCTAACTTTATGAGCTTTATGTTAGCTAATCTAATTTCTAATCCTAACGTTAGAACCTTTATGCCGGCCTAACGTTAGGAGTAATAGGCAAAGAAAAACCTCGACATTTCTGTCGAGGTTAATCTTAGAACGAGGCTTTGGATTTGGAATTAGGCGACGACTTGCGGAACGCCTGTCGGTGTCCAAAGGATTCGGAAACCGGTGAGATTTGCCTGACGACAGGCTGTCCGAATTTGTGAGGAAATGCGGGACTTTTCAGTTCCGTAATTCTCAGACTTTGGATCAGCTTTCATGTTTGAGACAACCAAAGCCTGACCCTTTTTGAGACCTTTGAGTGCCTCAATGAGTGCGGGATTGGCGTTGGACTTGCGTCCCCTTTTGACGAACTGAATGTCGTCAGCATTGACGACCTCAAATTCTGTGGGATTTTCTCCCTTTTGATTCTGTGCCATTGTGTTTCCTTTTGTGTTGTGAATTGACTGTGGATTTGTGTGAATAGCCTCGTCCACGAAATCCACAATAGCACAAACAAAAAATGGTGCTAATTTCCTGCTGTATTTCGTGAAATTATTCTTGAATTACATGAAACTTTGAGTCGAGCTTTGAGCTATTAGCCGGCCGGCTAACGTTAGAGATAGCATGAGGAATTTCTAACGTTAGAGGGGGGCGGGTGCTCTAACGTTAGATATTCTAACGTTAGAGCACCCGTTCTAACGTTAGACATACAAATCAAAATTTTAATACAAATCCTAATCCAAATCCTTAGGAAGCTTTATGGGAGAGCTTTTGGATTACATTTATCCTAATGTTAATCCTTATCGTGCTCAATCCCTGGGGGTATAGACGATGCTATACCCCTCTCTATACCTGAGATATATCCAGTTATTTTCAGCCGGCAAAGAGTTTTATTGACCCATACATAGACCGAAATTACATCCATGTAATATCCGAATATACCGTCTAAATAGACGCACTAAAATTCAGACAATATCTTGCCGGCTATAAATAAGAATATTAATGCTAATACCTTCATACCTTTATGTGGAGCTACTATCGTTTCTAATCCTGAGGGTAACCCCCTCGCCGGCTTGAAAGTATATCCAATGTATACCGGCCGGCTAAGGAGTTACCTTTCTATCCAGTGTATTGTATATATAGAGGTAGATAGAAACACCCAGGGTATATTTTTATCTAGTTTTCGTTAATTATTTGCACTTTACAAGCAATTATTGCTAAGAACACCCATCTTTTTAATAAAAACAAGCCTTTATTGAGCGTTCGTTAAGCCTTGTTTACAGACGTATGGGCTTTCTTATCAGGTATTCTTGTAGACGTATCCATCTTTTACAGACGTATTCTCTTCTTAATCAGAGATTCTTCCTGAATATCTATTCTATGAGATTCTGAGTATATATATATCATATTATTTCTTTTCCGCCCGGATTGTTATCTATCATCCAGAGAGTCAACGACATACCAAAGCTTTTGATGTATATCTATCTCAATGTTATCCTCGTCATACCAAATACCCCCATCATCGTCATACCAGCAATCTGAGTCTAAAGCCCATTCCTCAACAGATTCATATCCGTTCTTTTCCAGATACTCATTGACCCGCTTTTCCTCTTCCGACATCTTTTTCTCCCTGAAATCCACTTTGATGACATTTGCTTCTACCCTCACAATCTTCAATTTTCTTCTCTTTCCGCTTTTCTTAGTCACTATTTTCGCCACCCTGGATCCAATCCTGGACCCATCTACTATCACAATCAAGACACTCAATCTCGACCCAATAGGGATCGATACCGTTATCTCTGGCATCATCCAAAAGGACAACGCTTAACTTATTACAGTCCTCACAAAACATCATTCAAAGCCTTCCTCTATATCGACCAGTTTGAAGATCTCAACCCAGACCTTTTCGCAGGCTAAACACCTACACTTCTGGGAAATAACCTCCAATTCATAGTCCCGATCTATAGCCTCAATCATAAGATCTCCGCAATATGGACAGTTATAAGGATGGTTAACATACTTTTTGATTGACTCAGGTGTCAGCATTTTCTTCCTTTTCATAGTCAAGGATTTTAAAATCCCATCCCCCATTTACAAACCAACTTTCAAACTCTTCAATTCCCTCAGCATAGGCATAAATGCTGGTCTCATCAAACTTCCTGAGCTTTTCTGATACGTTATCGGCAAAGTTAACCCATGGATTGTTTATGCATATAAAACATTCAAAGGTAGCAACTATGTCTTCATAATCTGTTTGGGCTATGACACACCAAATCAGATCAAAAACACCCTCATCAAAGATTATTTGCGTTATCTTAGGCTTGCCATTCAATATAATCATCCTCATCTTCTGGGTATTTGTTCCAAAGAACCTCAATATCGACCGTAGCAAAATTTCTGATGTTAAAACCATAATGCTCACTGATAAATTCATCCGCGTGATTAATCACCAAATCCTCAGCATCATCAATGTCAAAATACTCATGAGTCATTAACCAAGCTTCTGTAAATACACTCATGTATTCACAAATAAACTGGACTCCTGCTCCGTATTCATATTCTCTAGTCATTTCTAAACCTCGCTAAAACTATTGTTGATATTGTCAGTATAATGAAAAAATGTAAGATGTATTTCATTGCATCCTCATGAATTTTTATTCAATATTCCTTATGAATATTATTCACCAATCTTGGGTGTATTTATTGACGATGAATCAAACGGTAAACCAGAAATAAAGCCAGGTGCTTCAAGATCATTTGCACAAACAACATCGCACAAATATGTCTCTCCGTTTGTCAATTCAAACTCAATAACCGGGCAAACAATCATATCGGAGTCGTCAGAAACTCCAATATAAATCTTTTTAACTGCTGCACCTTGCAGGCTTTTGTAATAATGAGCCATCCATCCATAATTCGTTCTAACGTATTCTAATTCCATGTCGGTGAAATGATGCTTATGATTCATTTAAATGTCTCCTATCGGCTTACAGAGGGCGTAGGAAGACCAAAAACAAACCCTGGTCCATTACCTTCTGGATCTTGAGAGATTTCCAAAACAAAATCCTCACCATTCTTGGTCTTAATTTTGAAAGTTGGCCAGAAGTTAACTGAGCCGTAATCACTTTCGGCTACTACTGAGATGGACTCAATAGTTGCCCCCTCAAGAACCGCGTAGTATTTAGTCAGATAATCTTTTTCCTTGATTTCGTGATCAGACAGTTTCATTTGTTTTCTCCATTAAGTATCGTTGTGCTTGTAGAATAATGTCTTCGTATTCACTGTTAACCATGTCTAGATGTTTCCATTCTTTGTAATCTTCATCCCATTCATAGGCATCAAACCAAGGAAGTAAACAATCTTCTAGTTCATGTATAGCCTTAACCCAGTCGGCATCTGTACGAATACCTGCTTCAAATAAGTCTTCAGAATTTCTGACTATAACATCGTTATATTCAAAATGCATTTCACCATCACAGGCAATCATCACTGTCTCATCTTTAAACTCTATGTATAAAAGAGGAGTATGATGATAACCATCACAGTAAAAAACATCGCTTTTACGAAGTGGATCATAACATACAACCCACCTGAATTTAAACATATTGTTTGTACTCAAAGATCAACCTCATTCCCGTTAATGTCTGTGAAACTAACCTCGTCTATATCAACATAATGACCCCAACCACAAGATAAATCTTCAACCACCCAGTCAGAAATTAATCCTATAACATCATGTATATTAGGTTCGGCATCCCATACATCTTTGTATGACTGTATGACCTCCTTTATATCGTAGGTAATCTTTCTCGTTGCTACGATGTATTCAGGTAGACCAATGGGTAAAAGTTCAGTTGTTGCCATAAATCCTCTTCATCAATACATCAAATCCCATCCTTTGGGCATCCATATAACAAGTCTCTCCATTAAATTCAGTAATCCTCTTGCCGGCGATTACTAAATAACACTTAAGGGAGTCAACTGGCTCTATTTCAACATCTTGACCAATATTTTCAAACGAGTTTGTCATGATTATCCAATCTGAATCTTTCTTTGCAATCATTTGCATGATCTTCCCCAGGACTAGCACCGCATTCAAAGCAGCACTCATCCCAGTATTCTTCTCTGCATATTTTACATCTAGGGCCGGTATACATAGCACCACCCTCAATGTCATCATCATTGATTGTTATTAGACAATCAACGCACAAATATGATCTCACGATCACTCCCAATTATATTTGGAGTAGTTCAGCAAGGCATTGCCTTGTGCATGCGCTTTTGCTATCCTTCTCATAGACGAATCCTTTGATAAATACCCGCCCACAAGAAGAACAATTGTAAGGCTTATCACGATTCCCAAAATAGAGAACGGAATTGCCAATAAGAGTATTAACTTTCTTTTCATGTGATGATACCTTTGCCGGTTTTTTAGATGCCATTTAACTCTCCTTCTTTTGAAGAATTTCATTGATTTCATTTAAAACAAACTTTTCTTCATTATCATAATACACATTAGATGTAGCTATTCTGTCAAAAGCCCTGGCTTTTAGCCAGTCCAATGCGTCATCAATATCAATTTTTCCTTGAAGTATAGGACTTTTATAATAAATTATAAATTGCCTCAAAACGTATACCCATTGATCATCAGGAACTCTGTCATGAATTTTCTGCAATAGAGACAAAATCCATGTCGTATTTTCAGAAAATTCCCAGTCAGGGTGAGATTTTTTAAGAATTTCTTGAACTAATGTGTTATCCGCTGTTTCACCCTCAATATTGCTGTCATAGAACTGTTCTTTAACAAGACAGCCGACAGCACAAGATTTCCCATCATAAACACCATACTCAATAATATTTTCATATTGCTCATCATAAATATTTTCTGTCATTCCTCTATATGCACAGTCTCCATTTGGACCATTGCAAGTTTCTTTTTGTGACAGTAAGTGTCTTACAATTACAGCAACTGCCTCATCATCAGATGATACATAAACTCTGTTTAGTTCCGCTAAATTTGTCATTTTATTCTCCTTTATAGTGATTTGTCGATTATGTCTGCAATTTGTTGAAAGGAATAACCCTTATCATTAAATTCACTTATTATAAAACAAAGATCGTCTTCTTGAATTTCAGGATCTTGAGCAAGATCATTATATACTCTATCTACTTCTTCTTCTGTCTTGCAGAAATGTTCAAGATAGATCATTGGATTGCATTCATCAAGATCAGCCCATTGCCTAACACTTTCTGGGAGAAAGCCTGTCTCTCCATCATATGTAAACAGCCCAGGTCCATCTGACCATTTTGCTACTACAGTGTCATGTTTAACTTCTAATTCCACACCATTTTCAATAGCAAGTTCACATAAAACACCTAAACAACAGTAAGCGTGTTCATTCTCATGAATTGAATGAAGATAACCTACTCCTTGTTTATAATCACCTGATTTAAGAGCATCAACCCACATTTTTTTCACTTGACTATCCATTTAACCCCACTCCTAGTCTGTACATTTCTTCTCTTATTTTAATAGACCATTGACCAAATCTATGAGTTATTTCTGCAAGATCTTCTTCAAATGGATATCCATTATCTGAGCCGCTGATTATTTCTGCTGTTTCATCTGATAATAACCCCCAAAAATTTACAATGCCAATCATATTATTATAAATTGACAATGTAAGATGATGAATCTTTTCTAATGCAAATTCGTTATCTTCTTCCATCAGTTACACCTCATCAGTAAAATCGTTTATAAGTTTCTTGAACAAATTGTTTATTTGCTTAGTGTCTTCTCTTGTTTCCTTTAAGGTATTTAAAACTTCTTTGAAATCCTCAGGAATATCATCTTCTGTTGAGTTTTCAACGAAGTCAATATATTCATTACGCTCTTCCTCGCTCATATTCATCATAAATCTATACTCAGCAATCATAGTGCCGATAGCGACTGCATCATCAAGATTTTCGTCAAGCATACCAGTTTCCAATTGCAAAACTCTCATTGATTCAATAAAAGCTTTCCCAACAATCTCAGGAAAATTTGACACATCCTCATCGCAATTTTTCATAATTTCTCTTACAATCTCACCACGACGATCAAAAAGATATAGATATTTCATGGCATGCATTGTTTCGTTGTTGAATGATGTTGGCTTATACATTTTTTACCTCTCCTGCTGCTTTTATAAAGAAAGAGTCAGACATAGCATTTGGTGAACATACCACACAACACTGACGGTAAGCAAGTTGCCTTGCCGATTTTCATTCCATTTTTTGTTGTTGTTAAGTAGCGTGTTGTGCAATACAAATGCTATGCCTGACTCAGCGCTTTCAGTAGGACTTGAACCTACAACCTACGGATTAGAAGTCCGTTGCTCTATCCATTGAGCTATGAAAGCATAATGAGTAGTTTTACAACATACTCAGGTTGTTTGTTTTACGGCAGGAGTTGCCCAATATTCCCGAATGAAGATTATACAGTTCATTCTTGCTCCATGAACAAAAACTAGAGACAGAATACTCCATTATGGTTTGCTCTCGGAGGTTTCCTTTCTACTAATGTATTCCATCTCTGTGACTCAGGTAGGATTTGAACCTACAACCAATAGATTAAAAGTCTACTGCTCTACCATTGAGCTACTGAGTCTAATTGAGATAGACGGAAATCCTTAACCAACACAAATGTGCTATGACCATTGGACTTAACAAGTATAATAACCTGACACGAAGTAACCCATTAATATACTTGCAGAATTTCCTTCACCCCGAAAGGTAAGGGGCTAGTCTATCTCAAACCTTTAAATTATTTGCATTTAGTTGCCCATGGACCTCGCCAACCACAACCATGCTTTTCTTCTCCGTATTGCCATATTTCTAAGCCGGCACGCAGATTAATTTCAGGACTAAATAGATCGTCGCATACATTAAGAATGCCTCTATCTTGTAGCCAGCCATTCTTAGACCATTGGCTGGGTCTGCACCAGTAGCCATTAATTTGCATTAATCCCCGGCTACCACTCATAGGATCAGTTTTGTTGTGACTATCCACATTACACCGACTTTCTCTATGAATAACATAGGACAAAGTATCCCATTCACTTTCAGGCCAGCCAACAGAAATTGCTAAATCGTGCCATTGACCACAATCGCCATACTTAGCAATATCCTCTTTCATCTTTGCTTCTTTCAAGAAAAGATCAAATGCTACCCAATCAATATCAGGAAGCGGAGGCTGTGTAGTTGTTTCATTAATTACTTCATTTAAATGCCTATCAGCCGTAAGACTGATTGGACTAATAGTTGCTATATCATCAGTAGTTTGAGATACAACAACTGGTCCTGCTATTAGCGCTCCAACACTTAGCGCAACAATTAAAGTTAAAATTTTCATATTTGCTCCTTCAGATGTGTGTCTAAACGAAAACCGTTTTCGGCATCGCATTTTCAGTAGCAAAACGAAATTGCCTACAAACAAATCGCTTTACTAATAAGGTATATCTATAACAACCACCTCCCAAAATTACATTTAACCATTATATCATCTCTAATATAATGAGTACCCCTGGGTGGAATTGAACCACCTTAAACACTTTATAAGAGTGTTGTCCTAACCAGTAGACGACAGGGGCTTAATCTATGAATCAAATAGATTTTGCTTCCCTAACGAGAGCTCCATACAAATATCTATTTGAAATCATATGACCTTTGAGATTAAATTTCTTTGAAACATGCAAATGCTTTAAGAAATCTTTGTATTCATAAAATTTCCCAGATGCAATAAGAATCTTAATCTCATCCACTAGCATTAATCTGATATTATCTTTCATGTTATCCTCAATAGCTAATAGGTCTAAACGAATCAACAGTTATCTCATTTGATTCATCCATATCTGGATAAATAATTGTTATTACCGGTTCAAGAATATGAACCTTCTTAGTCTCTGGATTTAGAGCAATTGTCCATTTCTGTTGCTCATATTCAAGTTCATCACAAAGATGATCAATAACAAGTGACTCACAGAATGGCGCAAGTGTAACAAAAAATACTTCATGCTGACCCCATTTGTCACTATAATTAAAGCTATATGTGATCTTATCATCATTCTCATTATCAATGCTCATGTCAAAACCTAGGACCATTGAGAATACATCTTCAAGAGTTTCCACTTTCTGATCGTAATCTTCAGGAACCCAAGCAAACCATTTTTCAGTCTTTGAACCACCACGCTTAAGTTCATCATGATTATTCAAATCTTTGATAGCTTTCATAGCATCATCGATTTGACTCTTCTTAATCGTAAGAGTTCCACGAATATAAATATATGTACCCATCAGTTTCTCCTTGTTTGTTTATTTATAAATAGTGGGCGTAATGGGACTCGAACCCATACTGAAAAGATTTTAAGTCTTCTGCCTCTGCCATTGGGCTATACGCCCCTAATTTACTTGCCAAATACCGATTTTCTCAGCAAGATTGCAAACACATCAAGCCTGTCTTGATCACTCATGCTATTTTTGAAATAATCTAGAGCAGAATTCAATACTTCATCGGTAAATTCTTTATCAGACTTATGTTTCTTCATTAGAGCTACGAGATGCTCTGTCCATCTAACACAGAATTCAAGACCAGGATCTTGTTCCTGAGATGCAGCACTTCTCATTTGCTTAAATTTTCTGCTTAATCTTCTTGATAACATCAGTTCATCACCGCAACCTTTTCATATCTATATGTCTTAATTGACTTATTAAGATTTGAACCGACAGAAGCACCATTAAAGATATTCATAATAGCGGCAAAATGCACATCAAAATATCTATAAACATCACCGGTAGAATACTCGACCAATAAGGTTCCCCTAACCGCTGAATGATTAACGAATTTATCGTTATCTTCTTCAGCCATAAATGTAATACCAGTCACATTGCTTGACTTGATATCATCAATATCAATCCTCATCATCACCATCGTAATCCTCAATTCTAATGTCAATTTCGGGTTCAAGTTCTAGGTTCTTAGAAACCTGTTCGTAATCAAAACCATCTTCTGGGTTAATACCAGCCTTAATAAGATCGTTGTGATAACCGTGATTCTTTGTAATCTCTCTGTATGTTGCAGAGTATGGATTATAGAAATACTCTTTGAAAGGACCAACTACATCCTCACCAGTTGTGTATTCAAATATTCTTGCATACCAATTATCAGGCTTAAATCCATGTTGTCGCTGACAGATTCTATTTGCCTTACTCAAAGCTTCTTGCACAGAAGAAGAATCATCAACTCTAACTGGAATTCTAAACTCTACAACAAAATAATTATCAAACTTCGGCATATTATCCTAACATAACCACTAGAGCTGCAATACCCCACATCATAGCACACAAAATGAATATCGGGAAGAAAAGCAATACAGCACCGACACAAATTAGTCCACAAAATAGATAAGTTAATCTATACATTCATAACTCCTACAATTTCAACACTGGCAAGTGATGGAATCACAAAACCATCAGCGGATGAATTAACAACAAGTGTTCCTGACAAATTGTCAGATCCACCATCAAAAGCAATATCTTTGTTAGCAATAAACACTCTGTCGCCAACCTTGATAACGGAAAAATCTTCTGACTTCGTAATTGAAAAGGAAAGATTGCTACCAATTCTTGATATCTGAGACATTGGGAATGTTAGCACACCATCACGGAGTTCATAGAACTTTTCCTGGTAAAATTTCATCATAAGAGATGCAATACGCCTATCGGCAGCATCTCTAAAGAATCTATAATCACTGTCGGAAATACCAGTATCATAGTGATCAAACTCATGAACAATGGTTGCTAAGATTGATTCAACCATATCGTGTGAATGATCCTTATTGATAAAGATCTTTCGCTTACTTTTTTCTCCATTACATCCGGTAGTCAGACCAAGATTCCGATCCAATTCGGATTCAAATACACCAATTTTTTGTGATGCTACAAGGTCATTGATTTCCGGGATAAACGAACTAGCAATTTCAATCGCCCTAGCAACATTAGGATACTTACTAAGATCATAATCAGAAATAAAGGAACACTCTTCACCCAAAATTTCCTGATATGTACGAACCTCAGCAAGACTAAGAAGTTTAAACAGATTCTTGCTTTTGATATACACTGGATTAAAACCACGAAGTTTAATTGATGATTCGACTCCAAGTTCAAGACCAAGAGCATCATAAATAACGCAGTTATCACCATACATTTCAACAAAAGCATCAAACCAAGCAAGGTTGATATTACCCTCTTGCAAATGTGTACTAGTTAGTCGTTCAATTTCATTATAGTCAGTATCATCATAATTGTTTTGACTTGCCTTAATAATTCTCTTGATCAAAGAGACATCATCAAGTCGGACAATCTTGCTACAGATTTCCCAGTCAACTTCCCATATTGAAGCAATATTTCTTTCTTCGTTAAGACGAATACTATTGATATTATAATCAAACACAGATTTTGCATTAGTGCTTTCGTGAACTAGCACATTGTGACAATAAATCCTCATACTGCTGTCAATCTTCTCAATGATTTGGCATTGATTTGATGCCAGCAATACTTTCCTGCTATTTGAAAAGTACTTATCAAAATTATTATGTACTTCCATCAACTCTGGAGATGCTGTAATAAATACAGAAAACTCACCATCAACAGGATGTAATTTAGATTCATCTACAACACTAATAGACCAATCACCGTTTTGCGATTCATCAAACGCATTTGCTACCGCTTCACGATAGATTTGGAAAGGAGTAATCCAAGACAAACTGCCGGCATCAACAGTAAACGAAGATGACTTTTGATAATCACCGTAATCGTAAACGATACAATCTATGCCATCTTCAACCGCAGTTGAATAGCGCATCTTGTATTCACCCTTACTATCACGACCAGTAAACCACCATTCCCAACCGTTACGCAAAGCAGCAATAGGGGCAAACTTAATACCTGAGCCAAACTGACCGATAGTATTTGGATCGTTTCTTTTAGTAGAAAGACCAAGTTTCTCCAAGTGAATCCTGGATACTTCTCCAGCCTTGTTGGTTATCTTCAAGTATTTAGTTGACATTATCTCCCTCTCTATTCTTCTTCTGATTCACAATCATGGCCAAAAGACCATTCGTTAGCATCTTCTTCATCTAGAAGATTAAACACCCGTTCACATTCAGGGCATCTAACCTTTGTTCTTACATTTTCCCATTTCATTTAGTCCTCAAAGCTTTCACGATATTCAATGGAATATACGGTGATCATTGATTTAATCTCCGCATTACTATACTTAATTCTCTTGTCATTCCTCAGCAAATTCTTAACCCATTCTATATTGCTAAGTGTAGTTACATTAGTAGAAAGACCAATATGCTTCTTAACAATATATGGAGTAATGTATTGCTTATCAAGCAATCCATCATCACACAATTTGCTAGTTACATAGAAATCGTCAATCTTTTCAAGCACTTTGAATCTAGCATAGAAATCAGGTGCTGTCTTTTCAGAAAGATGACCAATTCCGATAGCCATTGTTGAGAAGATCATTGACTTAAGTTCCGGGATAACATCATCATAATCACCCCATCCATCATTGACCTTAATCCAAATGGAATCTAGATCATCCTTGTAGTAATCTACATTTGAAACATTCCAGTTAAGTGCCATTTTTACCTCCTAGTTTGTATTTGAAATGCGTTCAATAAGACCCTGCGTAGTAAGATCATCAATGATCTTCATTTTAATACCCGCAATACTTACTTCATTACCTGATTCAAATGCATGAGCGATAGAAGTATTAATAATGTGATGAAGATCGCCGGCTTTGATTGTAAGCAATCGCTCAGAAGCAGGAACTTCTTTGTTTTCTTCTGTTGATTGAGGCATCAAATCGTTATGGATATTGCTAGCGTCTTCTCTACCGAGAATACGGCTTATTGCATCATTAACTAATGTTTTCTGAACCTCAGGATCAGGATTTGGCTGATACAGCCAGTTATCAATAAATGATCCTATAGCTTTAGCGAGGTCTTCGTCGTGAGTAAGACCATACTCTATACCATCATAAATGACTTCTTCAACTGCTTTACCAACACCACAATGATGCCCGGGACGAAACTGTCCAGCAAGACTTTCAATTTCACTTCCGAAATCAATTCTCTCCTGAACTTCAGAAGCAATGTCTGAGTAGTCAAGACCATTTTGAATATCACTCATATAATCATCAATATCAAAGTAGTCAGAGAAATTATTCCTCAGATCCTCTTGCACTGAATCAGTAACCAAATCAGTTATAGAGTTTGTAAGACTATCTTCAATCTTACTTTGGACATTATCAGCGATATCATCCATTGAATCAGCAAGTTCTTCCTCAAAGATTGACTTGATGTATTCTTTCAACTGTTCAATCGGGATTTGAATATTGATTTTTGCATCTTCCATTTTAGGCTCCACATTCCATTTCAATTCGGATAAATTCTTGCAAATATTTATACATTCCTGAATCTTCGTCAACATTGATTGATGCATGATCAAACCAATCTGCGAAGTGATATCTTGCTGTAATGATGTTGTAATCATCATCAACAGTTAGTTCAATATAATCAGATGGACCTCCCCAAGAAAGCTCAATCTTATATGTCGTATATTTCGTAAGGGCAAGAGGATAATTTGCGTAAGCCTCAAATGCATCCTCATACCCATCAAAAGGCTTCTCTGTATACAAAGCCTCCATCATTTCTTCTAGGTATCCACTTCTACTTTGAAAGTGTTCATGAATACGATCAGCACAAGTAGGATACTTGCTTATCTGTTCATCAATTGACATTTACTTTCCTCCATTAAGGTAATTTCTTGCGTCAAGAGACAAAATCTTGAATTTATCAAGACGGTTATTTCTCAACTTATAGTTGTATGCATCAATAATCATTCCAGCCAAAGCAAGAATCTTTGAAATGGGTCGAGAATCAACAGCAATAACACTCGCTTTCAACACAGATGAACTCGTATCACCAATGTTGCGAATTGCCATAGATAGTCGCTTCATATCAACATCTTTGAACTGTACAATAATTGCTGAAACAGCCTCTATATATTCTGCTTTAAGTGACGATGAATGACTTCCATTAGCTTCCATCATTACTTTGAGAACCTTTTCTAGTTTTTCTAATCCAATTTTAGAAGAAACTTTATGTACGGTTCCAACAGCACGAATATTGCCATCTCCTGGTCTATCAAAAATCCTTAACCCTAGCGAGGCTAAAGTCGCATCAATAGATGTTGTGATTTCATTACCACTAGCAGAAGCTGCTTTATGCAAATCATACTTCTTAGGCTTTGTACGATTATCATTCATAATCAAGAATAAATTTGCTTCATCTTGAATAGAAAGGTCAAATAGAACAACAGCATTGATCTGAATATTGCCTTTACCCATTTTCTTCAATGCTTCAATTCTGTGCTGACCATCAATGATATATAGTTCACCATTCTCCCGGATTGAGAGAGTAACTATTCCCAAAGCCTGCTGATTGAAGTTCTTAGCAATTGATGAAACTCTATCTGGAGAAACACTTCTCTGATAGGACATATCAACTTTCAATTCGTCGGGCTTGACCATAGATGTCAATTTTGACTTAGTGTGAAATCTAATTGGAAGATTAGTTTCAATCTCCTCAATAGTAGCGGTTTCAGATTCCAACTTTGTAATGAGATCAAACTCATCCATTGGCATACTCCATTTCCTTGATATCGGTGGTTACAAACACTAGATTTCCAGCCATTGTTTCTTGATAATCACGAAGTGACATCATCTTTGCAATATCTTCTGCTTCGCTGTAATCAAACAAAGGGACAACTGCTGTCTTAGTTACAGTGATTATAAATTTCTTTTCCATTGTGTTGCTTCCTCTGCTTGTTCAATTGTCATATTGATATCATTGAACATTTTCTTTCGTTCCTTACTGGTGAAACCGCCCCAAATGCCATACTCTTCTTCATTATTAACTGCTGTCATAAGACATAGAGCTTGTACATCACAGCGATTACAAATTGCTACAGCCTTTGCAATTCCCATTCTAATTGTTGCATCAGAGATAGGAACCTCATCAACAAAGAATATATTTGTATCCTTGCTCTTACATGCAGCATTTTTCTGTAGTGTTAGTTCACTCATTATCATCCTCATCTGACTCATCAATTTCATTGAGCATACTTATAAAATTATCTACATCATTTGATATGTCATAATATGGAATAGTCTGTGAATTACTATCAAGTTCAGGTAGAACTTGATCATAATGATGCTGGACATATTCCTTAAGATGATCCTCTTCTAGTTGTTCACAAAGCGTCAATACAAAGTAACTAAGGGCAGTAACTGTATCTATTGCTCTGTCTTTAGAAACTTTAGAGATGTTGTTCTCATCTCCTGTATCATCTTCGTAACATTCATTTACGCACTTCATAACAAATGTTATTCCAGAAACATAATTATCTTGTTTTAATTCGCTAATATAACCAGTAATATTCCTAACGATTTTTGCATACTGCGAACCATCTATAAATCCGTCAGGAACGCTTCCTTCAAAATTAGCCAAACGCTCGGGATCATCATCATTAAACAATTTCACTCGCTTTCTTTGTTAGAGCCGACCATTTCAATAGCAACATTATAGTAGTACTCAGCATCATTCTCTACTTGATCAAGCTTAGTATAACTATCAGTAGTTACACTTCCTACATTTTCACCATTCATACAAGAATAGTAACCCTCAAAACCCATTCCTGGCTCTGAGAATTCAATGAAGAAGTATGTGTCCTTAAAGATTTCAGAAAGCTTTCTAATACCTTCTTCCGGTGGTGCCCAAGCACTTTCAAAATGACAACACAATGTATACTTGTTATCTTCCAAACCACCATTTAGATTGATGCCGTAAACATCACCAAGATCCCATTTGGTTCCCCAGTTATTTACTCTCCACCAATACCAATCGGCAGCACCATACTTTTCTTTCATTTTCTGGGCATCTTCTTGATTTTGATCAAAGAAAGATGCTTCTTTGTTCATAAGTTCAGCCGGCGTTGGAATATACTTTTCCAAAAACCCTTCGCTATCTTTCAATGAAAGATTGTTTAAGTCTTGATAAAGCTTGCTAAGATTATCAAGTGATCCGATTACAATCATTTTGTTTTCACACCAATTAGGCATTTTTTCTCCTTAGTACCAAGCGACAAAACCATCGCAATTATTAGCTACAAACCTTAACCACCAAGCAATATAACGAATATCTGCAATGGTGTCTTCATTTGAAATATCTACTTCAATATCAAGTGCTTCTTGCCATCCAGTTGATTCTTCATATTTAATATCGGCAAGTTCATCCATCCAATCTGCTAATTCAAGGCATTGATCTGAATCTAATCCTTCACGATCTTCGACCTCTCCATCTTCATTTATATGCTCAATGGCAATACCATAGAAGTCATATGGATAATCTTGATATTCTGAAATTAAATGCTGGGCATATTTACCACGATACCAACAATCAGTACCAAGAATGCCAAGCACAACTCTTTGCTCAACCCCGGAGATTTCCAATTGGCTTTTCCAAGGGCAAAGATCTTGTTCTTGTGTTTTCTGGCAGTCAATTCGACCATCTTCATCTAATATTGCTGTACCTGCTTTCTTGCAGGCATAATTTGTCGGAATGTTGTCTAATCCCATTACTACTCCCCGTGTGTATTGATTTTAAATTGATCACTGTTAATGACATCTAACCACTCAGGCCAGTCGCCACCAAATGAAACCTTTTTGTTTTCAGTGAAGTGATAAACCCACAATGCCCAGGGCGCAATAAAAATCTCAATAGATTCTTTTTCACCTCGTGCAATGCTTATTGTAAATGGACTACTACTATATCCATTAATACCACTGAAATAGAGGGTGTGACCATCTAGATTAAGACCATTTCTATTACTTTCATTATTACCTTCCCAAAAATATTTATCTAAATCGTAAACAAACTTATTCATAATCTTCCTCCTCTTCATCTTGAATCATTACAACTTCAATTTTAGAAATTCTCATACCAAAAGTAGGATCATTAATATAAGTAGCATAAACAGGATATAATCCATCACCATAACCAGAGGCAAAAGCAACTCCTGCGCTATCAAAACCTGATTCAGACATAAGACTACCAGCCATTTCATCAGAAAGACTAGCACCACAAGCACCATTATAATTAAATGGATAAACACCATGAGGATTATTTGGTGTTGGATTGTATGGTTGTTCTTCCCATTCAGATGATTTAATGTAGCACGGATCGCAAATCATAAGTTGACCACTATCAACTGCTACATGACCAATACAAATTGTTCTTTCAGTAAGCATCATTACTCAATCTCCTTTGTAATTTCTTCATAACAGCTAACACACAAAAGATGTTCACCATCTTCGTCGCATTGCCAAAACTCAGTAAATGAACTTGTCGCTGGGATATTGTCATCATAAAGAATGTACCCAACAGGTTTTGAACAGGTTACACATCTTAGTTCATCAAAATTATCAAACGCCAAAGTGAATGCACTGATATAATTATCGTCATATGACTTGTTATATGCTGCTCTATCCGCATTTTCATACGAATGGAAAAGCGGATCTGAAACAGGTTGATTAGTCAACCAAGCATCAAAATTATGTTGCTCTCTAAACATCACTTGCCTTTCTTTTTAAAAGTGAGAATATCTAACAAACGTGTTGCTTCTTTTAATTGTTTTTCATCACTAATATAGTGAGATATATTATCCAATAGCCATTTAGTATCTCCATACTTATGCTTTGGAACAGATGTTTCGTTCAATATATTTGTCAACTTAATGAACGGAGCTTTTGGATTGGTTATCTTGAACTCACCCTTTTCAGCCATTTTCATCCTTTTCAAATAGACTTAGTTGACTATCAATGTAATATGCTTTGTTAGGCGGAGCACCAAAGTTATCTCCCCAAATAATAGGAGGTAAACCTTGCTCATCTACCCACTCATTCCAAAATTCATAATGCTCGGCTGCACAAAGACTTAGATCATAGGCAATGTATCTAATCATTTCTTCACTAGGCCATCTATCACTCAAAATCCAATCCATAGGATCAAAATCGTCATTAGCAACCATTTCTTCAATGATTTGTGCGACGGTTTCATCTTTAGACTTAGCAATATATACCTCCATTGGTAATTCTGATTTAATCCAATCAAACATCTCGTTCTCGCAATAAATTGCAAGACGATCATCATTAGCAACTGGATAATCTTCCAATTGCATTTGCCAAGTCATTGCGGCCTTGAAAGCATCTGTAATATTTTCCTCTGTGACATCAACATTCTCATCTTTCAAAACACGACAAGTTAATCTATCAACGTGACCAACAGCCCAATGTCTTAGACCAACAATATCAAAATCATCCGGGAACTTTGCGATAAGATCTTCTGTAATGGTATCAAAATTAACAATCTCGACAGCATCAGAAGAGTTATTCTTATCAATACCAGTCCAACCCCAAGTCACAAACATTTCTTCACGACCCCACCAACCAAAATCCTCTGGTTTTTTCAAAGAATGTTTGGCTAGTTCTACAATGCCAAGACCTTGATATTCAATATCCATTCTATTCACCTCCGAATTCAAAGTAGCCAGCTTCTCGTAATTCCTTTTTGGCTTCTTCATCCCAATGAATACCGTGATGCCTATCAATAGATAAAGCACAACCTCTTGAAGTTTCATCATCAGTTTTGTAATAGACAACTACTTCACAATACCTACCAAAATCATGATTGAACCACTTCTTATCAAAAAGAACCCAATCATTCTCAACCCAAAGAGAAAACTCACGCTCAAGTTGATTAATAAAAGCAGATATTTCTAGTTTTGTTAATCTAACATAATCAGGACTTCCAAGTTGAACACAATCCTCATCAGGAGGCGTTGGGCCAAGTGTAAAGTAATCATCAAACATTTTTAATCCCCCTCGTCATAATAGGAACAATTTTCTGGATACACTTCATTCTCGTAACAAATAATGCAAAGATTATCTTCTTGTTCTTCTGGATAAAATTCTCCGCAATTATTACAGATGTATTGAATCACAAATCATCACCACAATAGTCATAACTGTCTGGATTCCATTGCTCATCAAGATTGACTTCTCCATTAAGGATTCTATAAATCATATCTGCAGCGTGTTTCGGATGAATATTTGTATAATGCACATAAAGATTTGAGCATTCCAAACCATAGTCACTAGCATATTGATTCCAAACAGAAAAACGATCAGGAATAAACAATCTCTCAGACTGACGGCGATCTAATCCTAAAATATCGCTAGCTATTTCTTGTATGTTACCTAGATCAATTAGTGTATAGCCTTTTGGACAATTATTAATTTGATGATAATCATCGCAAGCATTGCAATAATCACTACCATCATCATCCTCATCCAAATATTCAACAATAGAAATTTTTCCGTTATTTTCCAATGCTACTGCCCAACCAGCAATACAACCAGCGGTATTACAAATATTTGTATCAAGAGAATATCCTTCAACAAAATCAAGTTCACTATTCCACATTTGGGATTGAGAAACCCAATAACCAATGTTGAATCTATCGCTATCCAAGTCCTCCAAAAAGAGGGCAAGTTTGTGCATTTTTTCTCTGTTCATAGTGTGAATTCTCCATTCGCAATTTTTCTAAGGAACTGTGCTGCTACTTTACTTGTAATATATGATTCAAAGTCATAATCTTCAATACTTGCTTTACCGTCATAAACATCATCAAGAAAATCCTCAGTGCCGGGTATTTCTACAATATTCCGATACCAAACAGATTCTTCATCTGTATAGAATAAGCGCTTTGCTTCTTCTAAACTCAAATCAAGAATCTCAGCACCACGAACAACATTTAGTGTTGCATTTACTGCATTCAATGGCGGAAAGTATGCGAAACCATTGTTGTAATAAGCAATAGCCCAACCAGCAATACAGCCAGCAGTATTACAAACATTGATATCAACTTCAGATCCAGGATTATAGAGAAATTTTCCACTTGATGATTTTGTAAGATTTGAAGCCCACATACTAATATTGAACCTCTCTTGTTCAATATTTTCCAAGAAGTCGGCCAATTCCAACATTCTGTTCTTATTCATTTTATTCTCCTTCTGCGGTATGCCAACCGCAACCAATTTGACCACAACTCAAACAAAACAAATCAGGAGGAAGATGTTGTAAATCATCTTCATGAATAACATGACCCTGATCATCACCAATCATTACACATTCGTAAATATCATCATAAAATGTGTGTTCACAATCCTCAGTTTCATCATCATAATTATGACGAATAGCATAATCGTGAACATACATCGCTATTCCTCTAAAACGATCAGACCTTACATAATCACCTGGTTTAAACTTTCCCATTGTTCTTCTCCTTATACCCAAAGCTTCTTGACTTCTTCCCACTTTTCATAAGAAAGAATCGTGTCATAATAAAAATCATGCTCTGTTCCAACAATTTGCTCACAGATTTCTGGCTTTACTTTGTTGAGTTCATTGAAGAGAAATTGAGGAAAACGGCAGGACTTTTGCAAATCCTGCCGCTTTTTATACTCAACCATTTTCGATGTCAAAAAACACATACTCGGTTCCATTTAGTTCCCTTCCTTTTTTGTAATAATTATTTCATTCTTTGGCAACCAACCAAACCATCCGGTTTTAGTTGATTTAAGCAATACTTGATCGGATCGTATTGGATTTACGATATTAACTTCTACTAATTCAAATTCAGGACCAAATTGCTTGATCTTTTTCCTTGTTCGACCCGAAGCAGTTTGACCATTAATTGTCAATCTCACTATCATAAGCCCTTGCCAATCCTCTATGAAGAATACATTCTTCACCATTTTCGTCAATTACTGTCCAGCATGAATTTAGAACAATAAACTTATCAGTCCAACCTGGGACAACCCAATCAAAATAACCATGCTTGTTATTCATGATTTCGCCAAGATTACCAACTCTTTGAAGATTGAATTTCTTGTATCTGAGTTCAACATCTTCAACTCTTCCTTTGAGATAATTGATGTATTCGCTATTGTCGTTTTCTGATTCTGCCCAATCAATAGCACGTTCAATTTCCTGAATGAACCAAACATCAATTCTCATCAAATCGTAACGCTCGACCCAGTATTTATCTCTGAGAGTTTTTGCTTCCCATAACTGTGTCTCTAAACTTTTAATTTTTTCCGTGTATTCGTTGGTTTCTTCCACAACAATTTCCTTTGGCTTATGGTCATCTGATGACCAAGAATCCAAATCTGCTCTTGTATTCACTTGTGTAAGTTCTGATTTCTTCACCCAAACATAGTTTGATTTGTGAAGTAAGGCCGGCGTGTATTCTTTCAGAAACTCTTCTTTTGACTCACGCATACCTTTATTGGAACAATCGTATGCTAAACAATACTTGTAACCAAGTTCAGAGCGTTCATCAGAATAATCCCCATTACAATAACAACAAGTAGCCATTATTACCTTTCACGGTTCGTAGCGATAATCTTTTCTTACAAACTCACTATCAACTGTTTCAATAGCCTGGGCTAAGACAACAGATGTAGATTTATGAACTATTTTGACAAGATTAGGAAGCCCATCAGCGTTTGCCATACTGTGATGAAACTCATAATCTCCTTTCAAATGCTTGAGCAAACTCTCGAGCTTTTCGCTATCGTTCATTCCCAACCTTTCTTTGGCTTGAACTTTTCTGGAATCCAAGTTGATTTCATTGCTACATCAAATGCTCTTTGATGAGATAAACCATTGTATGTTCTTTCCATCACATACTCCCTAGCAAATGGTTTTGTCCAACCAAATTTATTCACCACTTGAAGAACCAACAATTCACAATTCATAAATCCTCCCTACAAGATTCACAAATTTCAAGATCATCTTCATCATTAATGAAAGGCAACTCGCATTCAGAACACATAACATAGTCATCATAATGGCAATCATAACAAATGTAGTAGACAGATAATGCTATGTCATACTGAACAGCATCATCTTCATCAACTTCCAAACCACAACATTCACAAGCAACCAAAGACTCACATACAGGAGTTTCCTGAGCGACGGGCTTATTCTTCTTCATCTCTTCTTCTTGAACAATAAGGCGAAGCTCAGTCAAAGTCACAGGAAAGAGTCGAGCATACTCTTCTTCTTTCTCAAACCTGGGATCAATAAGATGATCGTAAGGAGTTTCCATAACTCCATGCCTACGCTTCCAAGAAGTTTGAAGAGCTTTGTAATAGTGATACTCAGCCTTACGATCACTATTACTCATTCCAAACACAGGGGCAGGAATAAAGTTATCACCATTCCCCAACTTATTGCGACGACCACGCACAAACTCTACTTGCGAGGCATCTATTACTTCATAACCTAATTCGTCAGACATTCTTGCTGCCTTTCTTGTTCTTGAGCTTATTGTTTAGTTCTTGTTCGTGAGGCAAAGGTCGAGGCATAACATTACTGCTAAATACCGCTGTATTCCTAATGCTTGTAGGAAACACAGGACGACCTGTTGATTTTGTCTTAGCCTTACGCCGGCGATAAACAGAACTCATACCGGAAGGATAATACACTTTGTTCTTTACATAATCAATCAAACTCATAGCCTCAACTTTCCGGCCAGATGAAAAGACAAACACATTTATTGTCTTATCGTTGTTCTCAACTCTAACCCAACGCATAATGCGACCGTAATCCTCACCGGCAACGGTAACACTTTTCCCAACCATTTCGTCACACGCTCTATCTAGGTCACTCATAATCTAACCCCTTTCCTGCGACTTATTTGTATCATAACAGTTGTGATGAATAAGATAATGGCTCAATAAATCGTGAGCCAATAGCACACATAATACCTGACTGATTTGCTTCGGTATTACTTCCACAAATGAAACACTATCATACGGAGAAACGAAGGAAGATGCGAGCAAGTAATTTGTGAGTTGCCGGGGAAATTTTGTGAAAAATGAAGGAGAAAGGGTTCTAACGTTAGAACGATAAACTTTCTAACGTTAAGAGATTAATACCTAATGAATAAGGCCGGCATTTATATGCGAGCTCACATTATGAATTAGGTAAAAGAACACCACAGCATCCTAATACTATTCCTAACAAAATTTTAATATACGCTAGGAGCGATATTATGGGTTTCTAGAAAAACCCAAATCCCAAATGGATTTCAAATTATTCTTGCGCCGGCAGAACTTCTGATGCATTTTCCATTAACCATTCTGTCATCTTACCACGATATTCAAAACGACCAAGATGCATTAATTCAATAGAAGGATCGACCCAAACATCCCCGCCAATCTTCTGCCAATACCGACCAAATCCGTAATCTTCTGACAAGAATCTACCATCTTCATCTACATAACTATTGAACAAGGCATATGTATAATCACATTCCTCACCCTTTATGGTCCCGGTATCATCTTTATATTTTAGTTCAGGATATGCCTCAAACAGTTTTACAAAAGCCTCACGCTTGATCAACATAAATCCCGTGCCGGCATCGTGAATCTTAATCGCACCATTTTCCACTTGTACAAGACCACTTCCTTCCCTGGCAGCATTCACTACAAATCTCGTACTCTTTCTTGCAATAGACTCATAATCGCAACCAGAATTTGCAAGACTAATAACTTTCTTCCAATTTATTTCCTTTATGGGGTAAGCTCCAGTAACAATATCTTTATCATGCCAAAGCATCTTTAGGATATCTTCATGGTTAAATGCTAAATCAACATCAATAAAAAGAACATGTGTAAAAGCGGGATTAGCCATGAACTTAGCAATTAATTGATTCCTTGCTCGACTGATCAATGAATCACTGATCGTACTAATTCCAAACTGCACGCCTATCTCTTTAAAGAACATGCATGTTTGCACTAAAGACATTACAAATGGTTCAGTCATTTGTCTGTCGTAACAAGGAAGGCAAATCAAAGGCTTCCATGAATTAATCTGTTCTTGCGTAATTTCTATTTTCTGTTCTTCCATTGAAATCATGGAATAAGTATAACAAAATAAAAAAGTCCCGTGGTCAGAAACCACGGGACTTTTTGCTTTATTTAATTGTTATTTATGAATTACTTGCTAACAGGCTTGCTAGTCTGAGTCTTGATCGCCTTGATATCAGAAGTCTTAACTTCAGTCTTTGCAGTAGTCTGAGCATTTGCATTCTCGCTAGTAGCCTTGAAATACAGTTTCTTTTCGTTGGCATCAAAGCGGATAACAACCTTAAGGTTCAACTTCTTAGCCTGAGCACGAATACGCTGCTGCATTGAGTTATAAGCCTTACCAGGCTCAATACCAGTCAATGCAAAGCGATCACCATTAGTTGAAGAATCAACCAAAGCATTGATGATTTGCTGAAGTTCGTTGCTCACTCTGCCCGAACGAGAAAGTTCAGGGAAATTGTCAACTTTGGAAAGGTTAATCATTTCTATCTCCTGTGTTCTACGGGCGGTCGCCCTTGTCAGTAATGAAAGATACCACCATCAGAACAAGGAACAACGCAAAGAGGGAAAAATCTTATTTGTTTTCAAAAAAAATATAAGTCCCGATGTAATCCCACATATAATTTGTGATGGTCGTTGTGTTTATATAGACTCTATCCACTTTTCATTAGACGAATGATCTATATTTTGCGATCCATAACCAGGATTAAATTGACCAGATTCTTTATCCCATACACGAACAGTTCCATAGTCATCTATTTCTTCTGTTATCTCCCACTCTTTATCCGGGACTAAAATCTCAATATCAATTTCCGTATCAAAAGCTATATTTTGAACACAATTAAACACAGAGCCGGCAACGGCATCTGCTAGGTCTTTAGATCCACTACTTGGGTGATCAATCTTATTATTATGAAAGAGTCTTAACTTAAGAAGTTCTTCCTCAACCAAAAGTTCATTCCAATAACCACGAAGTCGAGTATCATATATTGCTGTCATCAGCGTATCATAATCTGATTTCTTAACTGAGTGGAAATCAGCATTGATACCTTGAGCTCTAAGCGATTGAATCATCTCAACTGATTGCCAGCGGTCAAACGTAACAAGACCCACTTGGAATTTACGACATAAATCAACGATCATTTGTCTAACACTTGCGAAGTTAATTTCCTCACCATGGTTTGCTTCCCAGGAATGAACAAGATCTATATTCACAACAGGTAGTGTTTCAACACCCATAGATGTTTTAATTTCTTTAAGACCAGCACCATGACTCATACAAAGTGCAGCCCTGTCTCGCTTTAATCCAAGGTCAATATGAATAAACCTTGTATGCCCATCTGTACCATTAAACCATTTTTTAAAAGTACCATCTTCTTCATCAACAGGATCTTCTCCATAAGTAAATGCTTTTCTAACAAGATCAGCATCTCTGAAGTATGCGTCTTCCATGTTCGGAGGCTCGCATTCAAATCTTGCTCTTGCCTCAATAGGATTTCTAATAAATTCTGATTCAAGATCCTCACGTTTAATCGTAGGATTAACTTCCCAGGTTGCAGCTTTTATTGACCAAGTTTTTGGTTCGTTTTTCTGTTGAGCTCCAAAAAATCTTTGCTGAATGAAGTCACCTTTATATCTAGGGAATGAAAGCAAAATAACTTTACCGACCTCTGGGAATCGTGACATTACAGACAACTTACTCATGTTATAAATTGCTGATGCGGATCCTTTAGCCCTGGTTTCACCTTTTAATTCGGCATCTGTTTTGAAAGCAGAAATTTCGTCAAGAATAACAGACATAACTTCATAACCTTCCCAACCTTCACTTTCAGAGTGACCAGAGAAACATCTCACAGGTCTTGAGAAGAAAAAGATTTCAGACACTCTTGGCTCAAATCCAACTTCATTAAAGAATGGCGATGAAAGCAATAAGTTCTTTAATGGTTCAAAGAACACTCTTTGCGCCTGTTGAGCGTTAACGGCTAGGTTTAGAAGGTCAATATAAACACCTGTAGCCTTACCGTAATAACTAAGCGGATCCCTCAGGCAATGCAACAAATATGCTGTATAGGCAATAGAAATTCTTGCACAGTGGTCCTTACCACTTCCCTTTCCCAACATGCATATAACTTCATTATCAGTGTATTTGTTATACCATTCTTCACCGGCCTGTTCACCCATCAACTTTTGTAATGTATGTTTTTTTAAGATTTGTGTGGAATGGCGAACAATTTCCAATTGGATAGGCGATAATGGTGGGAGTCCAAGAAATTTCTTATCCTGAACAAATACCTCAACTGGTACTGGTTCAGTAGATAGTTCTTCTTGCCTCAACAATCTGTCAAAGTCTTTGAAGTCTAAATTCATTCCGATAAAGTCTGACATACTTTTTAAACCTTTATGGGGGCGCTAGGGTATTACAAATCCTAGCCTTCCTCCACAACCTCCGCATCCTCGTAACTTTCAGTTTTAATATTTTGCGAATCGCCATTCATAATTTCAAAAGCGACTTCAAGCTCTCTTCTGACTTCTTCAGCAATCAAAGGATGCTTAGAAATCACATCTCTCAATATCTTTGAGAGGATTTGATTAACATTTTCTGCTTTCTGCATTCTTGCAATATATTCACCGTCAGTACCGCTTGTGCCGCCAATTAATTTATGTAGTTGTGCTTTTTTGCCGGCGATATCCGAAGCAAGTTTTAATGCTTGAATTCTAACAGCAACCATTCCGTGGTCTGTAGCGATATTGACAGTCTCCCAAGCTTCTTTGCTTAACTGATCAAACTCTTGAAGAGCTTTGATCGTATTGAATTGAATTCTTTCTAAGAAATACGGATCATCATCAGCCTGCTTCTGAATGATCTGTTTATATTCTGCTACATATTCCTTCGCTTTATTTACTGATATGTTAAGGAGTGAACTAATATCTCTATATGTGTACCCTTTGATATGCATGATGCCAGCATCTTCAATATCCCTAAATTTAGAGAGGATGCCATCGTCTTCAATTTTCTCCAGTTCGCTCATTTTGTATTTCCAAGATCCTATTTTTATAACTATTAACAACAGCATCCCAAGAGTATTTAGAATGTATAAACTCTGAGCCGGCCTTTGTTCGTTGTATTACCTCTTCATAGTTGTCTACTACATATAATATTTTATCACATAAATCGTCTATTTTTGGATTTGCCCACTCACCATTCTCGTATATACCAAATTGATTAGCATTGCTCATTTCAGCCTCTAGCGGAACTGAAAGATAGGCGAACTCCGTACAGGCGGTTTGATCCGTACAAATCGTTGGAAGCCCCGTAGCGATTGCCTGAAACGGAGCCATACCCCATCCCTCTCCTCTTGTTGGATAAATCATGCAATTGCAATTTGCTAATAGATCGGCTAGTTCTAAATCTGTTAAATAATAGTCTATAACTTTTATATTATTTCTCTTGTATAGTCCACCACAATTAATATTATTAATATAATATCTAGCATCAGGTGGACCATTGCTTTTTATTATTAATCTATAATTTTCGTCATTCCCAAATAGCCTGAGGAACGAATCAACTACAAGTTGTGTATTCTTTCTAGTCGATGGGCTACCTATGTGTATAAAAGTAAATGGTCTATATGGCAGACTAGATCTGTCAGCAAATTTAAACGCATCTGTATTCACGCCAAGATCAAATGAATAGACTGGTTTAGTAACACCGCTATTTATAAAAACATCTCTAGCCCAGGATGAGGTTGTCCACAACTCATTACATTTATTCATCAAAGATACCCAGTTACAAGGTAATTTTGTAGTTTCCCAATAACTAAATCCAACTATATATTTTGCATCAAATGAATAATCAACAGGAAGACAATTGTTAATTAATATATCTATATCTGTCGGTTCATTGATAAATTTAATACCTTCTTCAACGGATATACAGATGCTTGATATTTTTTTGCTGGATAAAGGGCTATCCTCAAGGCTAAGGATATTTTGACTCCTTAGCCTTGAGGATAGATTCAAAGCAGCGTATGAGTATCCGTCAGCGTGTGCTGTTGTTAGTGCTCTCCAATGGACTCTCTTCATCGTGCTCTACAATTCTGTACAACTTGATCTTGCCAAGATCAGCAACAAGGACTTCTTCCTCGCTTACCTTTTCAATGGTGGTGCGCATTCTACCTCCTTCCACTGATATGATATACGAAATTTTTTGAATTAGTTTAGATAGTGTTATTATTCTCTATATTAGAGAATTCGCAAGTTGAACATAAATCACCTATTGATTTATTCGGTCTATTTTTTTGTTTTAATTTATTTCCCCAACCCCAATTAGTTTTTTCTTTAGAAATAGTTTCTATTTTTTTAACATCATCCTCTAGTCTTTCTAATCTTTCAATGAAATCAGGAAAAAACATTCTAACTTCTTCTTTTTCATTTGGTCGAGCATATGAACCACACATACACTCACCCGACATATGAATCATGTCAGCAACAAAATTTCTTGGAATTTCTGGATTTAGTTCTCTATATAAGTTAATATCTGCTTTTGTCCAATTGATTATTGGAGATATCCAAACAATTGATTTGGTATGCCCAGTACTTCTACTAAATTCTGGTGCGTACATTCTGTAATTTGATTCATCTCTTCTTTTACCACTTAAAAAAACAATTCTTTGCTTTCTAGGTATATTTGCCTCTTTAACAGCTTTCGCCAAGGCTCTTTCTTTTAATCTTTGATACATTATATAATGCTGTCCTGGACCAGGAAATCCAAATTTTTTAACTAAATTATCATAACTATCTTCTTGTGATCCAGAATACTCTTTTAATTCAACATTAAAATTTTTACATGTATTTACAACATAATCATGAGTTTCTGGTATTCCTATTGTTGTGTTAATATGAATTGCATAATCAGCTATATCTTTAAATAAATAAAATAAGATTGTGGAATCATTCCCGCCAGAAAATAGAATACAAACTTTAGACAATTCTTTTTTGTCATCATAAATAAATTTTTGTTTCCCGACTGCAAATATATTATAAGCCTCATCTATTAATTGATTTAATCTATATATTCTTTCTTCTTTAGAAAGATCGAGAACATCTGAATTCTTCAAGTGTAAGTTACTAAAATTATAATCTGTCATTTCTTTTCAACTGTAAATGCAATAGGAATACCAGATTTATCTGATTCCTCTTTTAGAATATCAAGGCTATAACCATGATTTTTTGTAAACTCAACACGATAATTAAACCAACCAACGACACCATTCCAAAACTTGTCATCAGTTGTATTTCTTAATTCAATTAATTCTTCATCAGGAAGAAGGAAACTTAAAACTCCTAATGGCATATACAATATTAAATTATAATTTTGATCTTTATCATCAGCATATCTTTTCAGAAGTTCCTGATAGTCCTCAATTGTTCTCCTAACAGCAGGACCACCATAATGGTCTATTGCTCCATTTTCATTTCTTATTCGGGGACAGAAATCATCAACAGTTGTGATAGTTCCAAATGACCGGCAAACAAGAGGTCTAAATCGATATATAGTGCATCCGCCTTTATAGAAGGCACAATGTCTACTTGTTTCACCGCCAGGATTCCAGTCATCATCGTTCATTGCATCTTTAAGTGACTGAATTACATCATTTAACCATTGATTGGCTTCTTCTTCACCGCTATTTTCAAGTTTTAAATAAAATTCGTGTCGAATATTAAATGCTATATTTGCACACTCAAGCATTGGTATTGTGAGTCCAATACGACAGCATTCGCCAGATCCAAGACATTTGTATTTTGTTGTGTTTTGTTTTGCCTCAAGCACACGAATTTGATTATAGATCATATCAAGATGTGCAAAAGAAGTTATGTCATTGATTGTTACATTTCTTCTCATCTGGGTTTACGACCCTTCTTTTTCATAGAATTCATCTTTTTCATTTCTCTACGCTTTCTTTCAACTAACTCTTGCATTGGAGATTTAGGTCTCCTCATTGCGGTATTTTTAAGATTTCTTCCTTTTCCTCTATATTTAAGAAGATCATATTTCTTAACCCAGTTATAGAGAGCCTGAGGTGTAACTTTAATATTATAATTCTTTTCAAGAAGTTTACATATGTCAGTTAGATTCATACGTCTTTTGACGTACATCTCATACAGGAATTCTTTATCCTTATACGGTTCAAGAGCCATGAGTTATACAATACCACAAACCAATACCCATAGCATCAGAAATATCACTGTCAACACCATCAAGTTCTAGATCTGAAAAATATTGAAGGAGAATATTTCTCACCCTAATTTTTCTTTCATCATTAAGGCGCTTCTGTATCCCCCTAGAGCCGTATTTGTCTTTTATTAACTTAACTTCTTTCTGAGTAAGATTTTTATATCCGATACCAGATTTCCATTTTAATGGATTAACATCAGTGACCGAATCACAGTAATCATCAAGTTCTCCCCAAGTAAATCCAATAATATAAGATAAAATTCGACTTGCTTGAAAGTTTTGTATATAAACAGATTGTTCTATAACACCAATACTAGGTTTATATTCTTTACAGATCTTTGGAATCTCTTGTTTTATCTTATTAAATTTATTTGATAACTCTGGTGTTGTGCTGAAATCGATCTTGCCAAAGTCAACAATTTTTATACCATCTTCGTTTGTATCAAGAATTGCCCATGCTAATGAATGCGATGCAGGATCAACCGCTATAATCCTGGAACTTCTCATCTGAGAAACTAGAGATGATATCGTCATTGCATTTCATCCCTAAGTTGTTTTTCGTCCCAGCCCCAAGACACAAGACGTAAAATAAATCTTTCTGTTTTACAACGCTCACATATCTTTTCTTTATTATAAATTGACAATATTGTAGTGCAATTTTTTGTACTACAAATTCTTTTTTTTGTTCTATTTGATTTTGCAGTATAGTATTTCTCTAAAAGCTTTCTATTTGTTACTAACTTTCTACACTCGACAGAACAGTAAACACCATTATATGTCTTTGGCAAGAAAGTTTTAGAGCATTCCTCATTTATACAAATCCTTTCTTTAAAAAGGTTCGTACTCTGTTTTCTTACTCCCATTTGAGACCGACCAGCAATGAGAGTACAAGTCGCAATTACTACAATTTTTTGAAGTCATCTTGTATGGTTGGTCAGGAATTGTACCCTCTGTGAAGTTTTTATAAAACTTCCTGTATTTAGCGAATAATTTATCAATAAAGTCATCATCTTTGTCTATTAGTATAGGTAAAATCTGTTGGTTATTTTTATTTTCATAAATAACAAAAGCCTGATCTAAATCAAGGCATCTCATATAAATTTGAGCCTGACGGAAGTGATCATCTTTTGGTTTATTATAAATTCTTCTATATTCAAAACCTTCATTTGAAATTGACTTAAGTTCAATTAACTTATGACCATAGAAGTCAATAATTCCATCGGCAGTTCCTTCAATCGGCGGATCTTGATATGTAACAGGAATTTCTTCTGCAACCAGGATCCCCATATTTCTCAGATAACCATAAATTCTTTCGTGTACAGCATGACCATTATCAAAGATTCTATGTGTTTGGGGACTGAATGATGTTTCCATTTCAATGCCTTCAAACAGGTAATACCAATAACGGGCACACTGATTTGTATAACTGGGGTGGAAACCACCAACTTTTTTAATCTGCTTAGAATTTCTATCAGAAAAGGAGAGATCTATTTTTTCAATCAACTCTGCTTCAAGTTGTGCAGAGCTTTTAGATGGAACTTCTTCTTCTACTACTTTATCTTGTTTAGGTGCTTTAAGTGCATTTAATGATTTCACTAGTTATTACCTTTTCCAATTATTTTCAAGACATTAATATTTTCTACTAATGCCTCATACATCGTTTTCCAAACATCATTAACAAACTTATCTTGATCGTTCATCATGCTTGATTTTCTTTTAAAAGCTTGTGATTTAACTATCATCATTGTACGATATCCAGCAAGTATATTAGCATACTTCAAAGCCTGAGCACCTACATAAAAATCAGGATTATCAATGATGTCCTGAACTATTCTCATGCATTCAAGAAATTCATCAGCTCTATCACCCATCTGGTTAGCTAACCAGTTTGGATCAACTATTATATCTGCCATTGTTCTACCATCCTATCTATAGTACCACTATAATCAACTATTTTTTTGATTTCTTTCCCGACCCATTCTGCGACTGGAACAGCAACGGCATTACCTATCATTTTATATCTATTAGTATCAGATATAATCTTGCCATTCTCACCATATTTTGTATGATTATCTGGCATCCCCATAAGTCTTTCACATTCAACTGGTGTCAATCTCCTAAGAACCAATTCAGGAGTACAAACACCATGCTGAGATACGGTATCTAATGTATAAGACGGGTCATTTACATCACCAAACCCCTTTCCAGCCGGTCCTGCTGTATCAGAGCGACCAATAATGGTTCCCTGAATGGGGATTGCACCCTTGTCTGCTATCAGAGGAACTTGACCACCACCAGTTCCCATTCGTGCTTTCAATGTAGGCATTATGTTATCTTCATACACCCTTATATCATCAACTCTTGTTCCATCCAGAATTAAAACTGTTGATCTTGACTCTCCGGTATTATCAAAAGAATTAAGAGTTGGACTAGTATCATCTTGTGCCCATACTTCAGGAGGCAAATTACCTTCTGCATCTCTAGCGCCTGAACGGATTACTTTCACAAATGATTCTTGACCATGAACAACAAGATTCTCTTCTGGTCTTTTAGCAGTTGATGCTGCTAAAATACTTTCTCCCTCAGTATAACTGGCATAGCCAGTCCGACCAAAAAGAGTTTTATCTTCTAATGGTTGAGCAACGGCATTACCAGTGCTTTCTCTCCTCATTGGCGGGAAAGCATCTTCTGATATTTGAGCGTCTATTCCGTTTTTGTGGTTGAATCCGTACACTGGGAAGCTAACTTCTCCAGTGCTGTTCTTAGAGGCTCTGGCACTTTGTTTTCTCTTCTTTCTGCTCTTCTTAAGATCCCCTTTGCTGTCTTGGGGGACAGGTAATATTTGTGTTCCACATCTTCCAACGATTGCAGAATCGAAACAAGCAACGAGGAACACTCTTCTCCGTCTATGTGGGACTCCAAACCATTGTGCATCCAAGACATGCCATTCAATTGCCAATGCCCCGATGTTTGCCATTTCGTCAAGGACTGCTGCGAAGTCTTGTCCTTTATTGCTTGTGAGGGCACCTGGGACGTTTTCCCAAACAGCGAATCTTGGGTATATATTTCCTGTTGCATTTCTCATCTCCTGTATTATTCTAGTTGCTTCAAAAAACATTGAAGATCTTTTACCATCAAGCCCAGCCCTTTTGCCTGCTACAGACAAATCCTGACACGGTGAGCCAAATGTAATTAAATCTACTGGTTCAATCTTTCCACCATCAACATCTTGAACATCAAGATATTTCTGTGTATTGGGCCATACATGAGATAGAACAGATTGACAATTCTTATCCCACTCAACTTGCCAACTGCATTCCCAGCCGGCATTTTCAAAGCCCAAATCAAATCCGCCAACTCCAGCGAATAAAGAGCCAAATTTTAATGTCATTTAATCATCTTTCTGTGATTTGTAGTAAACATCGTATATGAGATACATCAACGATCCTATGCTAGTAACAACACCAGCAATGAAGCCGAATATAAACTCACTCATACTCGCTTCCACCAATTAGGTCGTTGAAAACGTCCCAGTCTATTATTGCTACCTTTGTGTCTGAATCTTCACCCAGAACAACGGATATACATGGATATCTATAGTTAGATCTCCAACTATCTTTTCTCATTTTAATCCATGCTTCTCTGCTAAGAGTAAAAGTTGATCCATTATGTTTATAATCAACCAGGAAATTATGATAAGTAGCGTCACCTTTGTTAAATCCCCTGCCGGAGTTTTTAACGGCTTTAGCCTTATCTCTTTTAATCTCATCTTTTTCATTTCTTTTCATTGAACCGCCCAATAATACTCAAGATCTGTCGGCTCATTAAAGAACTTTGAATAATAATCGTAATCTTTTCTGAGAAGGTTAGATCTGTGCGAGCGATGGAGCCTGTCATCGCCAAACCAAAACGGTATTACTACTTTTGATTCGTCAACTATCTCAAAAGACATATTATTATTATAGCCTCTCCGAATCCATTCAGTGATGGTGAAGTTCTGATAAATCTTCAAAGCCTCTTCAAACCCTCTCCACATTCTGGTAACTGGGTGATTTACCCAGCCCTTGCTGTCAGTTCTATTAAGAAGAATATTGAGAACCTGGTATGTTTCAACTCTTTGCTTACCAAGTCTTCTATAATCTAATACTTCTACTGATTTTTTAAAATCAGGTAACGGCAAAAATGTTTGCATAATCCCTCCTATGGTCATCAAGATCCTACCACCATCACGGAGAACATTGACGGATTAAGAAATTATTTATAAAAAAATTATGCCATTGTAAACTGATCTTGGGAGATCAGATAGTCATATAACTCTTGACTGACATTCAATACTCTATTTTCTTTACTGAATTTTGTTCCACATCTAGTTGTGAATGTCCCATTACCCGTATATTTGATAGCAAATTCATGATGCTTATAATCTTTGCATTCTTTGAAAGGACCAGTCCCGACCCTGGCTATAAAGTCATTCAACATTGAATCACATCTAGTTTGCCAGTTATATTCTTTATAAACAGCCGGGGCTTGCTTATAATACGATTCACAGACTGAATCAATACTGTTATAAACATCCAGCATGATTTCCACAAGAGAATCAAATTCTGCTATAACAACTTCGCCTTCAAAATACCCAGTATAGGTTGTCGGACCTATTTTGGAGTCTATGATATGATCTTTAAAGTATTTCTCATAAGAACACCACCGACCAGTAGATATAACTGGCATTCCTGTTGCCAGGGCTTGTAACGGTATAAACCCAAAGCCCTCACCTTCTGATGGATACACAAGAACATCGTGGTCATAAAAGAGATCCACCATTTCATCTTGTGAGAGTGTTTTAAATATTTTATTTATATTTGTGAACAACTTTGAAATGCCAACATTGCCTTGGGCTTCATGTGTGTGATATTTCAATGTTAACTCTGCATCTGGATTATTACCAAATAACATTATGAATGCCTGCTCTACAAGATCAGCCCTTTTTCGTGGAGATCCTGAATCAACGTGGAGAAATTTTACTTTCCTACCGTCGCCTCTCCTCTTTGGTTTCCACATATCATCAATTCCATGTTCAAAAACATAGACAGGAGTTTTTACTCCAGAGTTTATAACAGCCTCTGCTGCAAAATTATTCCCAACCCAAATTTCATCAACTTGATTCATTGGTTCTATCCAATGACTCCAAACTTTAGTTGCCTCTAGATGAGTACCATAAATTTTAAACTGATGATCGTAGAACTTTTTAAATCGACCAGATCTTAGGTTTTGCATATTCCTAAGGTTGTACCATTCAGGTTCCATATAGAACATTTGAACGCCAGCCTTAGGGTCATTTTGTAGAACTTGTAAATTTTTATTTTTATATTTAAACTGACCGAAGTGATGACATATTCTGCTATATCCGTAGGCATAACCAAAAATATTCACAGCATCTTTAATATGCTGATCTGTATGCATTGAAAAGTACATTACTTTTCCATTATAGCAGTATAGATCTCTTCCTTCTGTTCATCAGTCAGTTCTATTGACCCAAGACCGTTCCATCTAGAATCATTATAACTATACCAAGCACCACGACGCTCAATGATATTACTCTCAATAGCCATTTCAATAAGTTCTCTATCTTGATCAATTGATCCCTTTTCTGGTAGGACAAAGTAATATCCTGTCGTTCCAATTGTCGGGAGTTGTTTTGTCTTTTCAATTGTCCAAGTTGCTCTTTGGCTTGTGATTCTGCTTGATTCATCTCTCTCCATTTCCTTTTGTGACATAGAAAGGAAAAGTTTAACAATGTTATGCATATTATGGTGTACAGTATTGCCCATCTTTGCCTTAGTTACAGCATACATGCCGCTAAGATCAATTGTTTGATGAGCAATAAATAACATTATATTTCTTTCTTTATGAAGATGATTTACTAACTTCTGAAGGAAATACCCCTGAGATCTAGCCTGAAGCCCCATTGCTTTACCACCATCAGGTTTATCATAGAATTCTTCTTTGATAATATTAGACAAACTATCAAACAAGAAAATATGCTTCTCATCTGGATGATTAAGATAACCAATTAAATGCTTTAATATATCTTCAACCACGGTTGATTGCACAACAACAATATCATCGGTGTCTATACCGCATTTCCTGGCATATTCATCAGAATAAGAATATTCTGAATCTACAATTATGGGTCGATAACCCATTTTTTGTGCATTTGCAATAATTCTAAAGCACATCGTTGTTTTTCCAACTGACGGTGTACCCCAGAATAGATGTGTTGCACCTGTATTCAATCCACCGCCTAGAGCTTTATTCAAACCTAGACTCGGTGTAGGAATTACTTCATGTGTGGGCATCTTATCGCCCTTGCGCTTATCTATAAAAAGCATTATACCTTCTTTCTTTTGAGAACATAAATAACTCTTTCTGCAAACGTGGGAAATCCATCGTATTGAGTTTTTGGTAGATCAAGATGAATTGTTGATGATATATCAAAATAATCAACTACTTGATTTATAACTTCTTGTATTTGCATTCGTGATGGTTCATGTAATATTGCATATTCTAACACAATGGCATGACATGTTTTGAGGAACTGAAATAAATCATTCATTTCTTTTTCATTTCCTTCAAAATCAAATCCAAGCAGGGCTATTCCTATTTTCCCATGTAAATATGGAGATGATTCCAGCCATTCAGAGAATGTTCCATGAAATGCCCTATTTATTGTTGATAGTGGATCAATCGTATGAATTGTAGCATTCTTATTTATAGGCAATTTCTTTTTATATGCACCAACATCAATTATCGTATCGCAATCACTAAGATAATGTGATGTTATTATTCTTCTTATCTCAAAATCCGGTGATATCAGATATTCCCATTTCTTTGTCACAGTTCATCTCCCTCCTTGGCGTTATCAATCCAGTACCGCATCCGATATTAAAATTTACAAAATTAAAATCATGAATACTGGCAAATTCCTTCATTGCTAAGTAACAGCCGATTTCTGGATATTCGGGGTTTTGATAATTATATGTATCATGTACAGTTATCGCCCAATCGCCCGACATTTTTACAATGTAATTCGTCAAATCTCTAAAAACTTGATCATAACTATGATCAGCATCTACATGTAAATAATTTATCTCTTTATCAAACATTTCAACAGCATCATCTGTTAATTTTCTAATGACCTTGATCTCTGGATACCCATCAATTTCATCGCTATATTCTGGTCTTCCCCATGGCCCAATGTCTGCGTCTACTAAATAAACTTTATGAGGAACGCCAGGGGTCTCTTTTTGTAGTTGCCTTTGTGCTTCAGCCATCAATTTAGGAACAAAACCAGATCCAGATCCTAAACAAACACAAACCTTTGCTTTAAGCATGTATGGAATACTAAAGTATAAAACTCCAGCGCCAAGATGAGTACCGTCAGAGCCATGAGAATTGGCATATGGTAATTTTGCTATTGATTCTGTATCAAACATAAACATCTTTTGTCAGACCCTTTCTTTCAATATAATCTTCAATAGAAATAATTGAACTGTCACTTGCTAGTTTATAAGAGTCAAGTCGAGTAAGTGATTCTTTCTCAACAATTTTTGACATTCTAATTGCAAACCAGTGATTTGCTTTCATAATGCTTTTAACTTTGTTATATACCGCTGGGAATATGACGATCTTTATGATCTTAACCCCATCCCAGGCATAGATGTTTGCCATATTCTTACCTTTAGATGTGACAAAGGATCTTATATTAAAGATGTAAATCAGACTTTTTTCTGATTCTGATGTTCCTAGTTCTTCATTGTATAGCCATGAATATTCATGGTCCATCCCTTGATCCATCATCTCCGTCAAGTTCATAATTTCAGAGTTGTGATATTCATAAGCATCACAGAAACTATGTAATGTACGATCACCAATTAAGGCATAAATTAAGTCTCTATTAGCGATTTCAGCGTTTCGGTCGCAGAAGATCGTGGTTGACCCAGATTGATCTTCTATTTCCACACGGAGGTATTGTGGTGTTTTCTTTGTAGAACGCACCACAGCCTTCACAAACGTCAAAGGAGAGTTGATTTCATGGAAGTCTGCAAGGGGCTGTACATAGCGGTCTATTTCATTTTCCGCTTGATTTAAGTTAATAGCAAAACCCAATATTGGCAGGTAATACTTCTCATGGTCATATGACGATACATGACCAATACTCTTGTACGCCCCCACTTTCTCTAAGTGGTCTCTTAACTTTGAGTTAACAGCTCTCTTGCTACATTTTGCATTAAATTCCTCTAACGAAGAGAATGGTCTCTTAGACAAGATTTCCTCAATGGCACTCGTACCGCAGTTGGCTACATTTCTAAGACCGAATCTAATTCCATCACTGTCAATGGAGAATGATTCATTTGATAGATTTACATCGGGCGGATTAATCTTAATTCCAAGCCTATTTGCTTCCATCAAATACGCAGTGATTCTATCTTGTGCATCTTCATTATAAAGAAGTGACCAGATGAATTCCATTGGATAATGTACCTTTAACCACATCGTCTGATACGACAACATGGAATATGCAACAGCATGAGATTTGTTGAACATGTACAAAGCCGCTAATTCAAACTCTGACCACATTTTCTTAGCAGCAGACTTCTCAATGATTGCATTGTTAACAAACTTATCTTTGAACTGCTCAAACTCAGCAGCATCTCTCTTCTTACCAATGATCTTACGAAGTTTATCTGCCTCTGCCCAAGTGAAGCCAGAAATGCCCACCGCCATTTGCATCAACTGTTCCTGAAAGATCACCGTTCCGTATGTCTCTTCCAATATATTCTTAACAGACGGATGAGGATACGATGGGCTTTGTATGCCTTTCTTACACTCAATATACTTCTGACCCTGAGAAAGCAGAGCACCTGGTCTAACCAAGGCGTTACTCACAACAAGATCGTTAAAGTTAGAGATGCCCATACGCTCAATAAGATTACGATAAGCTGCAGCATCGACCTGAAAGATACCGACCGTATTACCAGCATCAAAGTTCTGGAAAACGCTCTCGTCATCAAGGCCTAGTGACTCATCAATAACATTCTTACCATGAAGTTCCTTGATCTTCATGATGCAATCCTTGATAACAGATACCATCTTCAAACCAAGAATATCAACCTTGATCAAACCGACAGCCTCAGCGTCCTCCATATCAAAGGCGGTCACCATTGCCCGATTCTCTCCACCAGTTGTATTCTTGCGTGTCTCAACAGGACACACCTCATTCAGTGGCACAGACGAAACCACCATGCCGGCAGCATGAATGCCAGCAGTTCTGATTCTATTCTCTAGTTTGCGAGCAATGGGAATAATGTCAGGATACTTAGAATTGAACACACGCCCCTTAGGTGACTCTTCTAATTCATCAAGAGTCTCAAAGAATGGCGTGATGTTGTTGATTTCCTCAAACGGAACTTGATACACCCGAGAAATATCTTTAATGACCGACTTAGCCTTAAATGTTCCATAAATAGAAATAGCCGCAACATTATCTTTACCCCATCTACTTCTCAGATATTCTTTGACTTCATCACGACGCTTATCTTCAAAGTCAAGATCGATATCGGGATAGTCATTTCGTTCAGGATTCAAGAATCGTGAGAACAGCAAACCATACTTGATAGGATCAACCTTTGATATATCAAGCAAGAATGCCAGCAAACTTCCACCAACAGAACCACGACCAGGACCACGACCAACATTATTGTTGTCAGCCCACTTTACCAAGTCCCACACCATTAAGAAGTAGTCAGCAAACCCAAGACGACCAATGATTGATAACTCTTCTTCCAGCCTCTGGCGATACTCTTCTCCATAACCCCGGCGCTCTAACTCAAACATAGATACTTCACGCAAGTATTCGTTTGAGTCCAGCGACTTCATGAACTTAGGCAGAAGTTTCCTCTTAGTCGGGATCTCCGCAGTGCATTTTTGTGCCACCTCTGCTGTATTTTCTAAGATATCGGTTCGGTTAATTCCAACCGTTTCAAACCATGACTGAATCTCTGATGCTGGTGCAATATAAGGATTGATTTCATCAAATCTGAGGAAGCGGTCGGGATACATTGAGTTCATTTTCTCAATGATGTTTCCATCGTGCCTAATGTTCTCTTTTGCCTTGCGCAGATCGCCGGCGTTGAGTGATGGATATTGTGAAATCATGAGAAGAACTTCCTCATGACCACGATCATCGTAAGTCGGGAAATGACAGTCTGCTGTTGCTACAGGCTTTTTCCCGAATGATGAAGCAAGATCAAATAATCCCTTGTTGATATGTGCAGGGTTCCAAGCCTGAACTTCATAATAGAAGTCATCACCAAAGATCTTGATAAATCTTTCGGATAGATACTCAGCTCTTCCACTATTGCCGGCCTCTATAGCTTTACAGATAGCCCCACCTAGGCAACCAGACAGTGCAATAATGTCATCATCAACAATATCCTCTAATAGTTCAAAGTCAATCCTGGGTTTGTAATAGAAATTGTTTGTCCAGCCAAGTTGACTTGCTTTGAACAGTTTCTGTAAACCTTGATTGTTCTTCGCTAGTAGAATTAGATGGAATCTTTCGTGTTTTCCATCACCATCGTTGGCAACTGAATCAACAAAATAAGATTCAATTCCAAATATTGGCTTTACACCGGCCTTTGAGCATGCATCTTGAAACTTAAGCACACCGCCCATAGTTCCATGATCTGTAATTGATACGGCATACTGACCGTTATTTGATGCTACATTGGCAATGTCATATGGAGTGGACATTCCATCAAGTAGAGAATATTCTGAATGGCAGTGTAGGTGAACAAAATCTGTCACATTATCCCAGTTCTATTTCGGATAAACTTTCAATATAGTTAATATCCGGTGTTATCAAGTGTTCATTGTACCATGTCTTGATGACATAGGCAGGTATATTCAACTTATCGTTAATAGTTTTTATTTCCGATGGGTTATCGTCAATATAAATACATGGATTGAGTTTTTTCAACTCATCAAACTTATAACCCATTTTGCATGTAACAATGTGAGAGTACATGACTCCCCAACCATCAAGCCATGGTTCCATTTCTGATATGGAAACATCGGAAGATCTTGCTGTCACAAATATAACATCATTACCAGTTATAAACCAGTTATTAATAACATGCCAAGATTCTTTTATTGGCAAAAGATTGCGCCAAAATAGTGGATCTTGAAAGATAAATTCAAGATAGTCAACACCGTCAGGTGTGAGTAGTGCTTCACCAATATGTTGTGGTTCAAATTCCAGAGCATCCTTCTCAGCATACTCTTTTATTTGTTGACCTATATCAGTGATAATACCATCTAAGTCTAAACAAATTGTTTTATTCATAGTTGCCTATGCCGGCAGGGATTACTCCCTGCCGGCATGCATCATCACCAAGAATCTTTTACCAATTCGCCAGTGGTAAAAAATGCTTCCTGCTTTGCATAAGGCAATGTCATATAAACATTGTTAAGATCATGCACTGGAAGTGACTTAATGCTGTCAGGCATCGGTGACTGGTCCAGCGGGATAAGCGTATAATTCGTATCCTGAGCGCCAGAACCAGTTCTTGAATACTTGTAGTAGCGGTCAGTGATAGAACCAAACTCCTTAGCGTATTCAATCAAAATCAGACCAATATGGCGCTGATTAAAGGTTGTGTCAATAATTCTAGGCTCCCAAGTGCCAGGTTCAACTTCAACAGCAACATTGATGAGAAGATGAGGCTTCGGTCTCCACCTAGTATCCTTGGAAATCTGCTCACTTGCCCAACAACGGTAATTGAACTTCTCCAATGATGCAGTTGATGCTGCCCTCCATTTCCAGTTAATAGGCGAAGTAACAACGGGAACAGTAATTGCAGTTCCAATTGCTTCATCGTAATTTCTGGAATCTTCCGTCAATTCCTGACGGAATCTAATCTTAAAAGTTTCTCCCGAAGAAATGGTGAAGAACTTCTTTCCTCCACCACCGCTTTGTGTCGGGATATTCTTTTCTAAGTCTTTAAGTGTTTTTAATGATTCAAACATGTTTCCTACCTTCCTCCAATAATGGAAATTTTATTTATATATGATTGTTGTATTTCCTGCTCAGACATTTCGCCTGGGTCTTTTGCATGCTCAGGTATGAGCATTTGACTCAGTTCCTTGCCCTCGCAAGATCTTATTATAGCATCTCGCATGGATGCGCCAGCCTCATCCCTGTCAGAAAAAATGACGATTTTATCAAACCATTTCCTCAACATAGATATCTGATGGTCAGATACTTTTGCACCAAGAGTTGCTACACAATTTTGATATCCTGATTGAATTACTTTAGCGCAATCAAGACTTCCCTCTACTACGATACATTCATCGTATTTTTTTGCGTTCTGTATATTGAATAATACATCTGCTCTTTTGAAGCCTTTGTTATATAGATATCTAGGATCTTGCCAATCATGAATTGCTCGACCTATTAACCCAACAACTTCGTACTTTGAATCTCTGACAGGTATGACAACTCGCTCTTTGACTCTTGAGAATCCTATTTCTAGATACTTCAAAGTTTCTTTATTGAAACCTCTTTCTAGCATAGTTTCTAATAGATGAATTTCATCAGAGTCATAATTAATACGAATTGATTCAATATCTATTTCTTCTTGTTTTTGTGGATTTAAACTATTTCTAAGCTTTTGCTCAAGATCAACAGGGTCAATCTTTCTTTCTCTTGAATAAGATTTGCCCGTTAAATGCTTATACAGTTGTCTAAAATTACCACGTTTATCACAAGATGGATTAAAACACTGCCATAGACCAGTTTTTAAATTTATATAAAACGCTGGGCTGTGTGTGTTCTTATGGAAAGGGCAATAAAGAGTTGCCTCTTTACCGCTTTCTGTTTGTATATTGATATTGTAATTAGAGAATAGATCTCTTATTTCTTTTTCAATATTATTTGAGGAATACAATTTTGTACTCAAAGGTCTCTGATTGAGGCTTGTAATCTGTGAATAGTTTTGTTGAAGTAAAGTCACCATAAAGTGTTCTAATCTCATCTTCTATCCACGGTCTTAGCCTAACAATTGTCTCAATATCACGACTGGTTCCGTTTAGGACATACAGTACGTTATCATCAATTTCAATCTTCATCCTAGATCCCATTCTTCATTCCATTTCCCTGTTTCAAGATTCCACTTCAAATAGAATCCAAAGTGCGTTGCTCTTCTAACTTTTCTTGATACTACCTGAAATATATCCGAGTTATATTCACGGTGGATAGCAAGAACGAGATCGGCATCATAGGCTAACTGCTTAGACCAAGCAACTTCTTCTAATTCCGGTGGTCTTTCGCTATGACCCTCACTCATTGTTACAGCAGCAACGTCAATAATGGGTACATTATTCTTTACCGCAATTCTCTTGAAAGCTTTTGAAAGATTCTTTGCTTTCTCTGTTTCATTCCTGGCACCACTGGAGTCATCAAATAGACCATGATAATCAAGAATCACCATGTCTGGTTGATACTGATCTATCTTAGCCTGAACCATATTCTGATCGGCTGTCTCAAGCCCCTCAGAGGTGACAAGATAGATTGGTTGCTTGCCATCAAAAGTTCTACTGCCCCATTTTTCATATTTATCAACAATAAGAGGATTCGCTTTTACAAGATCCGTGTTTGTGAAGTTACCCTCACCATTATTAAGCAGAGTATCAAGTCTCTGCCCCTCCTGCATCTTGTTCATTTCAAGAGAAATAATCATTGGTCGATATCCAGCACGCCAAGCATTAACAGCAAATAATCTTGCAATAAATGACTTACCAACACCTGTCCAGCCAAGAAGAACAATGAAGTCTCCTGCCTGCCAACCGCCGAATACTTTATCAATGACAGAAATACCACTAGGAATTCCTACAACACCCTTGTCTGGGTTCTCTGATCTTTCCTTTAAATCAGTAAATCTATCTTTCCATTCACCAACAAGATCAGTATCTTTTAGATTACTGGAATACTTATATAACTTAGATGTATTCTCCATCAAAAAAGAAAGGGCTTCCTTTGGACCCAACTCACCTAATAAAGAATGAGCCTGCGCTACAATTCTACGAGTCTGGACAGATAAGGATTCTTTCTTTGCTTGATCAATGTAATACATCAACGGCTCTGAACTGTTGATAAATTCAAAATCAGAGTAGTGTGATTTTATTGTATCCTTTGATGGTGATTTAGAGTGTTTGTCGTAATGACTGAGAACAAAGTTCCATATGTCCCTATACTCAGAAAATACTCCATCAACACCCTCATTAATGGCTGTTACCATATCTCCGCTATCAACAATAGCGTTGATAAGTCTCATCTCATAATTCATCTGATTCAATCAGCTTTCTTGTTTCGGCAACGGTTTGCTTAAATCTATCAACAGACGCTCTCTCTTTTTGAATCTTAACCACATAATCTCTTGACTTTAATGCAAAGTCAAAAACAAGAATGGGTCCAACCTCATTAGAGATATAGAACTTAATAGCCTCAAGAAGATCATCGCTATCATAATGCTCAGCGATGCTTTGTGCTATTTCATCCTGTCTAGGCGAGTCTGGGATAAATAGTTTATTTTTCTCTTTGCAATAGATTTTAAATACGTCTATTACATCATTCCCAGTTATTGCCATTTATATCATTCACCTTCTTCCATAATTTTAATTTTCTTTCATATTCTGAAATACCAGCAATTACGCCGGCAGTTTCCTTATCTGAGATATCAGAGTTGAGTAGGCATTGCTTTTTGACTGTACATTTTGCACATCCATTTTTTGCATACTCAATTTTATTAAGTTCATATGAAAGCCAATAGTTGGAATTCTTATCGTTATGACAAACGGCTTTTTGAAGCCAACTCACTTATCTAACTCTTTTAATTTAGCTTCAATCTGCTCATCCAGAGCATTCCATAGTTTAGCCCAAGAATCTTGATCATCAAGATTAGATGCCATAATCTTAGCACCAGCATCAAGCCTTAAAGACTCATAGTTGCCAAGATTTTTTGTTATTCCAATAGAAGCCCAAATTTCAGCTTTATCATTATCAATCATAATTTATTAACCTTCTCTTTCAATGAGATGATGGAACTTTTTATATTTGCTTTACTGGAGGTCGCTGGTCGCCCAGGATTTCTTCCAGAAAAGAATGCTATCACATCATAAACTTCTTGTTCTGAATAGAACCGCCAATTTTTATAACATGATTCGTCTTTTTCTACCATAAAAAATGGCTTCGGCAAGAGACCAGACTTCTCGTATTTTCTAAGAGTATCTGATCTCTTGCCTGTTATTTTAGCCAATTCACCTATTGTATAAAGTCTACTGAGCAACAGTTCTCCGCCAGAAAACGGAATGATATCTTCACCATCATCAAGGATATATTTAACTACAACATTATTTGATGATCTATGAATTTTTTTAACTTTTACAAGTTTACCTTTATACAAATAAAACTTATTTTCTATTATTTTATTTGTTATCATTTTTTATTCCCTGACAGTTTTTGAAGTAAGTTATTTAACTTATTTACTTCAATATCAGCAGTATGCGAACAATTGATGCAGGTAACGTCCACCCACATCTCACCAGCAAAATGAAATTCTTCACCGATGTATTTCATACCACCGCACTTTGCACACTTGAGTTTAACACTAGGAAATTTAATCATTTCAACTCTTTAAAGTAGAAGCAGACTTCGGGTCTCCAACCTGCGTTGCCATGAAACCCTTAACAACACTAATTCCAGCAGCGACTCCTGCTGTCAACGCAGACTTTGTTTGATCAACACCACCAACGGTATAGACAGCAATAAAAGCCTGAGCCGCTGTCCAAATCGCTCTTTCTGCGATGTCCTTAAGTAATTTCTTATCAAACATATTTCCTCCTATAGCCAGCAGTTGTATTCTGCTGTCACAATTCCCTTTTCGGGATGAACAAACATCAATGGTTGAGAAGGTTGACCAATGGCGGCCAAACTTTCCATAGCATATGTGTTTGTAGATTCTGGACTTCCAGAGATTCTAAACTGGACAGTATTAAATGTCATTTTTGTAGGAGTATGGAAATGCCCACAATAAACGTCATTAAACTCTTCCTGTATAGCGCCAACCTTCCATCCATACACCTTCTTCTGGAAGGCATAGAGGGTCGATAGGCTACCAAATTGATCGCCATGAATCAATAGAGACTTATAATTTCCAATAGTATCTATTGCATACCAATTTCTTTCACCACGACCATCTGGTATGTGGAACTCAATACGCTTTTCGTTTTCATACATTAACTGTATGATACGATACAGCATTCTATCAGCATTTGTTTCGGGGTCATGATCTCTTCTGCTACGACCGCCGATTGCGCCATGATTACCTATCACGCCAACAAATACGACCTTTTCAAAGTTCTCAAGCATTTTATTGATGAACTTGCGCATAATTCTAGGTCCATCAACAGTTACCTGTCTATATAGACCACCATCAACAAGGAAACTTTGTCCGGGGAATATAAGTTCTCCTTCAACAATGTCTCCCAAACACCAGATATGAATTTCATTAACTGGGTGGTCTGCTCTTTGAATATTTGCTAAATGAATAACCTTATCAGCATATCTTTCAATACGCTCTTCACAAACAGCAGAGTTATAGTCAGGAGTAACTTTTGCAAGTTGCCAATCGGCAAGAACTGCAACTGCAACCTCTTGATCTTTCAATGACTTTTTACTCTTTACTGGAGTAAAATCGCTGTTCATTTTGATAGGGGGCTGTGAAGTAACAGTATCCTTAACAGCTCTATAAACAGCACTTGCTATTTCATCTTGCTTATTTTTTACTTTATCATATTCTGATAGAAGCTTTGTATACGCAACCTTAAGATCAGCATCTGAACAGATCGATAGATCAATAGATGAGTTAGGAATCTCAACAATCCCATTTTCTTTCCTGAACTTGCAAAGTCCGAGTGAATCAATTGATTTACGACATGAATCGTGTGCGTATTTCTGATTTGCTGTATTTGGCTCAAACTCTAATTCGCAGTTCGGCCCTTCACATTTTTTCATCTTTCCCTCCTACGGGTTGGTAAATGGTACCACAGCGTAGAGAGGAAAATCAGTCATTAGGATAATTTTTTTTGGCGATTGTTTTTCTTGAAAAGTCTCGTTTTCTTGTATGTGGTTTAACATTTTTAATACTTTCTCTAAGTTTATTCTTTTGATCAATTGTTGGCTTTCTGCCTTCCATGTGAACTGCACTGTGTTCTTTATGTGTACATAAAAAGAAATTTTCAATTCTATTATCTGTTTTTATTTCATTTATATGATGGACTGTTTCCCAAGGCTCTAAAAATCTACCCATATATTGTTCCATTAATAAACGATGTTCATAAACATATCCACGAATATTTCTGGGGTGTTCTGGTCTAAGTAACCTTACATACCCTTTATCATCAACATATTTACCGCCAGCAAAGTTGGGGTTGCTAGATCCAGTATTATTTTTAGGTGTCCATTTTATATCTTTACGTTGAGAAGCTAATTCTCTCCTACGCATTAGATTCCGCCAACATCCTCAATATAAAATTGCATAGTTGTTCCAGAACTAGGAACATAATATGCTGGGGCATTAGTTGTATTTGCACCTTGGTCTCTCTTAATAGCGACATAGAAGGATTCATTTGTTAGACCAGCAGATGTTGATGATAATATAATAGAATAATCACCAGCACCAAACCTAGTTGGATAACCGTTTGATTTCACAGAAACAGTAGTAGTAGAAGCATTGGATGAAACATCGTAATATGAAAATATCGGTGGAGTTATTTTCCATGTATTAAGAAGTGTTGACGCATTGCCAAATGTACCTTGATAAAATTTAATCAAGTAAGTCGAATCTTCAGCACCCCTTGCCTTAACAAGAAAGCCAGGGAACGATAAGGATACTTTATAATACCTATCACCATCTACACTAACTCTTTTGTCTGATGGCGGCACTTCTTTTAATGAAATTAATTCATATTCAACAAAATCAGAGTATCCAGTTGAGTTAGGAACATCAGAGGTAACTTGCGATAATTGAATTATGCCTTGTGGTCTGCCATTTGTAGCATCCTTGACTTGCTCAATATTTGTAGACATCTGAGATAGCCTTTCACCAGTAATTGGTGTCCCTGAAGTCCAAGATACAAATCTATAGTTTTCGTAAGCCATTTAATTATTATACCCTAATTGAGCCTCTAAAGCTTCCACCCTGGTAGTTAATTCCTGAATAGCGGCTACTGCTATTGATAAAATGGCCGATTCTTTATAATAGGTCGGCACATATTTTGTAAGATCTTTAATTATTTCTATTTTTTCTTCGTCGGTTAGACCATCCATATTAGGCAAATCCCAAGTAGCAAGTTGATGGTCTGCCTCAGCAACTTCTTCTGCTATAAAACCATGTTGTATAGCGCCTTTCTTGAGTTCAGCGGTGTATTCAGAGTCAGACTCAAGTGGTTTATATGTAAACGTGACCGGCTTAAGTTTTTTAATTTTCTCTATACCGTCTGAAAAGTAGTAGATGTCATTCTTTATATTTCTTGTTGAGCTTGCTTTTATTAAACCCAAGGAGGTATGATAGACTGTCTGAGCAGTTCCTGTAGAAGTTATTGTTAATAACGTATCTGATGGTGTAAAGAAGGCGGAGTTTCCACCGCCGCAAGAAATACCTACTTGGTTTGTTCCAGAACGATACATACCAGTATCAGTATCGCTAGTAAATCTAATAGATGGAGCACCGGCTGTACCGGATCCTACAAGAAGACTTGCTTGGGTTGTTACGTTGCCAGCTGCTGTTACTGTTCCATTTGTATTAATATTTTGACCAATACTTAATATTTGCGTTCCGTCCAAGGAGGTTCCAGCAATGAATCCAGATGTGTCAAGTTTCCAATAAACAATACCGTTATTTCCTCTTACAGCACCATCTATTCTGACGTTTGATTCCATGACAGTATTGCCATTAACAACAAGATCTCCATTCACATCAGTTGTGCTACTTACTGATCCAATACTTATAGAAGATCCATTTACTGTTAAATTACCACCGACCGTAGTAGCGCCAGTTATATTAACAACTCCAGTTGTTGATATTGTTACTTTACCATTTCCAACTTCAGTTCTTCCATTAGAATAAACTCTAAAAGGAGCTGATGCGAAATCTCTATGACCAATCCATAAAGCACCATCAGTATTAACTTGCAATGAAGCATTATCTGGACCACCGATATCAATAGAGCCATTTACAACAGTATTGGATCCAATAGTTATTGAAGAACCCAAAACACCAGAATACGATACACCGCTTGTACCACCAAGTCTAAATGCACCATTACTTGCCCAATAATCTCCATTGCTAAATGACAAACTATTAGCAGAAAGAGCATTTGCCTCTAAACGATCTGCTGTGATTGAGCCAGCAGCTATTTGTGTTGCTGTAATTGTACCTGTTGCTATATTATTTGCTGTAATTGTATTTGCAGCAATCTCTGTCGATGTAATTGATCCTGCAATAATATTTCTAGAATTAATAATATTATCTTGCAGAACAACACCTGCTGGTTCAAGAACTGATTCATTAACTGTCTGAATAATGAAGTTCTTAAATGCGGTTTGATTTATTGTTTGTTTATTTATTCTATCTGGATTCGTTCCTACTAATCCAAATCCAAAATCAAAAATAGAATATTTAGAGGTATCAATAATAGATGAACCAACACCATCATGGCTGTGACCACCGGATGCAAAAAATACAATACCACTTTCTGATATTGCACTAGTTCTTATTGTAGGCATCAGACTACCTTCCTTAAGGTCATACTTTGCCCGGGTGTCAGGCTGTATTGATAGTTTTTAGAAATGACCCAATAATCTCCATTAATTATATCAAATGAATCCATAGATGATATTCTAATTTTATCACCTAATTGAATTTTTGGTGTAGGTATAGTATTTATATTTAAAATGGGAACAGGATCCCCCATTTTGCTAATAATAAAATTAGCAATCCTTTGACCATATAGGTAATCTGTAATGAACCTATTTTCTATAGTAATTTCTTTAATACCATAGAGCCTTATATTATCTTCTAATGTAGCAACTTGCTCTGTAATTTGACTATTAGAATCTGTTATAACAACAGGAATACCAGCAACGGCTGTATAACTTACTTTTTGAGTTATAGGACTTGTTCCTTCTGCAAAAACAAATGTATCTTTATCTATATTTTCACTTGCAGATATTATTAATTCAGCACCATAAGCATTTGGAATCCATTTCAATATATCAATTTGGTTTGGTTCTTCAAAAAGAATACCAGTAATGAATGGATCCTTCACAGAGAATGCTGGAGCCTTATCGTATTTTATGTCCCAATATCTTGCTTCTCTAACAGCAGCATTAGCTAAGTGAGATGCAGCTGTAGTTCCAAACTTGCCTCTTTCTAACGATGCAAAAACATTGGGTAATTTACTATTATATTTAATAATTTCATCATCTATTATAATATATCCAGCTTTAGCAAATGGTGGATCAACAGTTGTTGATACATACATTGATGTGTCAGATGATGTAATTGATGATTCTAGATTTACTACTGCTAGTGTAGTAGGATCTGGTGCTCTCCAAAGAGATTGTGTCCCGACTAAATTTGAAGAAATACCAGCAATTTTTACAACAACTTTATTAGCCTGTATTTGTGTAACAAAATCAGCGTTTAATATATGAGTATCATCATCTATGGTTGTCTGAATATTGGTATGTTGATCTATACTTGTTTCAAAGAATCTATAATAATGATCGTATCTAGCATTATTTAATTCATCTATATAGAATCGACCTAAATCAGCTAATGTGATTTCATCTAAAATAGTTCTAATAGGCTCCTCTCCGCCATACAAGAATGGATAGAGAGTAACTTCTTGCATTTGAGTCTCTGTATATCTATCTGATATTTCATCACTTGTTAAATATTTATTGTAAATTAAAAATTCATCAATATAAATACTTCTAATTGTTGATGGAGCAACCTCTAAATCAGTTGTTGTATTATAATAAGCATTTCTACCGCCAAATGTTAAATCTAGATCATTCCATGATGTAATAGAACCACTTACTATATCTGAATCAATTAAACTACCATTTACATAATAAGCAATAGCGTCTGTAGTTGAGTTATAAGTGACTATTATATGTGACCAACTCGTAGTTGATAGCGATCCATTTGCTGAAAGCTGCAGTGTTCCACTTGATGTTTTAATTTTAAAACCATGAGTTGTACTATTGAAGAAAAATTCAAAACCATTTGATGTGGTTCCTGAATCCACCCACATACTGATGTATTCACCGTCACTACTGTATGAAGCAGTTGGCTTAATATACATCTCTATTGTAAAATCACCTGTATAGTTGGGATTAGTAGAGTTAACCATGTTCCATGATAAATCATATGGCAATCTAATGTATTTACCAGATCCGAGCAAACATGATTTATTCTCTGGCATTGAAGTCATGCCACCAGCAAGACCTATATTGCCACCGCCAAGATAGAGAGCATAGTTTGTTCTCTTATTTCTATCTGAAGTAGCGGGTTCAAAACTAGGGTTCTTTGTGCCAATTTTGTCTATAACTGCAATAGTTTTTGTTTCTTCTGGTGAAACATCTGCGGCGGCATATATCCCAACAGCAGATTTAAGTTTGATAGCAAACTTGCCTGTTTTATGAAATGCTTCAATTCTTATCTTATATGGTTTTCCTTGAGTAAGATACAACTCATCTGATTCTATTGTATAATAAGAACCATCTGATACCGGATGCAGTCTCCAGTCATCAAGAATTAGAGTATCATCAAGATATACTCTTGCACCCCCCATTGCGATATCAATTACTATATATTGAGACCCAGTATCTGTTGGTATATAAAATCCGTCAAATACACAGTTATAATATTCAGAATAAATAGTGCCATCAGTGCCAGTAAAGGAATATCCAACTGATGTACCAATATTTAATGCCATTGATGAAGCAGATATATCTGCTGAATTGGCTGAATAGGATGGTGACGTAAAACTTGTCTCTCCTAGCGCTTTTTCAAGATCTGACAGTTCACGATCTAGGGCATCTGCTGTTATGTCAGAGACCTTGTTTTCTTGACCGGCCGGCATAGCAAAAAATCTTGCCCTAAGACCATTATCAACATTCACAGTATTTCCAGATCTATCAATACTTGATTCATTAAAATCAAAATGTAATACAGCCCCTTTCTTTTTTGCAGATATATCAAATCTATTTAATGATTTGATATCTTTCTTCGGGAAATTAGATTTTAGTAATAATGACTCACAAGCATCAGGCACAGTTGATTTTTCCAAAAAAAATCCTTTTGTGAGAATCTTTTCTGATAGATTTTTAGACCAGTCAGTTGCTGTCAATGAGACAGTCATTGAATCGGATGAAGCACTCCATTCATCAACATAATATTCAGTATATGATGGATATTCATATGTTTCAAATCTAACAGTTGTCCCCGCTGTATGACTTTTTGCTGACGAGCCGGCATATCCTCTTTCAGAAATAGATATATCATATGTAGATGATTTAGCATTGCAAAGAATAAATTCTCTATTAACACCATCTGGGTCAATAACCATGACGAACTCGTTTCCAGCGCCACCATCAGGAAGGTCGTCTGTATTTATTAAACTCATTGAACTTGCAACTGACGATAGATTTGAACGTAGAGTTTTTTCTATATACAAATCATCATATTTTTTGATATTCCATCCAGATGTAACATATACCTTTAGATCCTTTTTCATATACTTGCCGTACTCAGAAGAATTATTAAGTATATTAAACTCTTTAGATGTATTATCAATTGTTAAATTAAGACCGCCAGAGGCAGTACCCGCAATTGGTAAACTAGATTCATGCAAATCTCTAACCTTACTATAGTCATAAGATATAGAATAATCAGATATATCAACTTGATATATTGGACTAACCTCCTGTATTCTTGCATAGTCAAGTGGATTCTTGGTTGTTAGTACAGTTATTTCTATTCTATATATGGTGTCATGACCAATAGAGCTTGGCAAATAATGATCATAGTAATATGATCCGTCTTCAATTCTAGCTGTTTCTGTAAACAAGGGGTTTGGCATACCAGAATCATTGCTTCTTACAACTAATGTATATGTATCAATTTGACCATAGTATTCTGATGTAGTAACTCTTATAATATTGCATGCACGATCATCAAATTCAATATTTAAAGTTGGATTTGATGAGAATGAATAACCATTATAAGTTCCATGCAGTGAAGATGTTGAATTAGAACTTGACCACCATCCATATTCATAGTTCTCAGAAAGATCGCTTGGCATTGCATACCAATTGCCATCTGCCTTAATGGTTTTCCCATCTACATCAAGGGCATCAGCAACTGCCCAAGTATACGATTGTCTTTCAATTCCATTACATGATTGCTTTGGAACGAAATAATAACCAAGATCTCCGGGATTAGATGAGGCGTGTGCACTATTTGTTGTTACAGTAAGATTTGTACTATGTCTACTGTCCAAAAAGTTTATAAGAATTTTTGGTTTTATAGACTGAGCTGGAGATGATATTTTAGAATTGAACGTATTGCTTAATGTTTTACCGTATATATCAGTTGTTAACATTATACTTCCTCTAAACTCAAATTACAGTCCCAGTAATATGCTTCACCAACAAGATCTCTTCTAATAAGAGTCTCAGAATAACTTTTTACTATAACATTATACTCTGTTTCACTATATGGTGTAGTTCCATTTGAGTCTAAATTAATCAATTTTAATGTATGCACATCTGGGTCGCTACCTATTTGATTTATATAATCCCTTCCAAACTTAAGATCTACTGTGTCTTCTCTTGAATTTGGTACCATTGTCCAAGATAAAGTAAATGCCTTTCTACCAGAATTATCCTTATAATATCGACTTCTAGTTGCTTTCCAGTTAATATTTTCTATAACAGGTTGAATTATAGAACTATTTAATTTTCTATTATGCTCTGTTAATGGCTTACCATCTAAAACAAGCATTGTTCTTATGTATTCAGTATCTTCTGTTACGGCAGAACTAAACTTAATTGCGCTTGCAATAAGCATTGCTGATGTTACTGGTATTGTACACTTCAGTAATTGAATTTCTAATGCCAATACAACATTTACAGACAGACCGGAAATTGATATCTTTGCCAGTAATATTTCTTTTGCAGTAGCAGTTGTAGAAACACTTCCTGATGTTACACATGCTGCTTTTAGAATTTCCATTGCTGTAAATACCCCATTGGATGTTATATCTATAGCACATGACGCTTTTTGAATCTCATAAGCAGTAGCAGACAGACTGGATGTTATTGATATTGAACATACGGCTTTTTGAATTTCTTTACCGACAATTGTTGCAGAAGCAGATGAGGATATCTGTATTGAAGAGTAGGCAAGTTTGATACTTGTTACTGTTGCATTAAGTGATGAATCAATAACAATAAATGCTTTCAATTCTTCTAATGCAAATATTGTTACATTTGAAGTTATTGAAATAGCACTTTGTGCATATGCAAACTTATATGCTGAAGTTGTAACAGATAGATCACCAGATGGTGCCGAGTTTGAATAAAGAATTTCATAAGCAGTTGCTGAGGCACTGGCATCTATCAATGATTCAATTGATACAAACAAAATTTCAATTGCGGTTGCGCTTACAGTGAGTGAACTATCTATTGTAATGGATGCTTTTAATTGTTCCAGACATACAACAGAAACAGAGCAATCAATAGAAATTGAAGATGATGCATATGCATCTTTCATTGTTGAAACAACTAGCGAGGAATCAATATCAATTTGTGTCTTTGGTAATAAAATTTCAATGGGAGATGTTGTAAAATATACAGTTGATTCTATTGAACAAGAGGCATAAAGAATTTCATAAGCCGTTGATGAAGAGTCAGAGTCAATTGATATGGAACTACTTGCATACTGTATTTCAGTACCTACAGCAGTTATGTCAGAATCTATAGCAATACTGCTTGATGCGTACTGTATTTCAATAGCTTGAACATTAATAGATGTATCAGCGGAAATTGAAGATGATGCATACAAAAATTCTATCGCCTGTGAACTTACAGTCAAATCTCCACTTGAAGATTGAGAGGCGAGTCTAATACCAATAGAAGTTGCTGTAGTATTTGACGTTATATCAATTGATACAGCAGCATTCTCAAATATATTTACTGTACCAACAGTAGCTTCTGCTTGTGAACTAATAGATATATCTATTGAAGCATATAATATTTCATAAGCACTAACTGTTATATCTACTGAACCTGAATCAGATAATATTGAACCAGATTCTATAATCTCATAACCGAGACCATAGAATTTATGACCGGCAGAGTTGAATGCTACTGAATAATAAGAGTCATTCCACTTTGTCATTATGCTTCCTGCACTGTAAACTGCACCTCATAATAGATGCATTGTGTTGATAAATCCCTTCTTATTATTGATTCGGAGTAACTAGATATGAAGCCATTAAAACTTATAACCGGACCACCTGGTTGATCTACATAAGCAACTTGAATAGATGGACTATTAAGTGCAAGATTATGAATAAAATCTCGACCAACTCGCCCATCCACTGTATGATCAGTACCAGACCCCAAGTAAGAATAGTTTATACTTAATTCTTTTTTGCTTTTATTAAAAAATCTTTTGATTCTACCAGAAGATGTTTCAATATCTGAAACTGATAGTGTCTCATTGATTGATACCTTCCTAGAACCCTCTGTTAACTCTGTTGAATTAATAGATATAAACTTTAATAGGTCTGTTTGTTGATTTTGTATTGCTACCATCAAACACCTCTATTTATGCCAGAGTATGTGCTAATAGTCCTATTTTCGGCACCAGCTCTCTTTTGATTTCTAGGTACAATCTTAAGATTGTAACTCTTCATCATTGACTCAAACCACTGTTCTTCACCAATAAATGTATCAACATATATATTAACATTCTGTGTGTCGCTTACAACAGTCTGTCCACCACCGCGCGGGCCGGATGGTGTCATATATCTCATATTATTAAGAGATTCTAATGTTGCATAGCCTATATTTCTAACTGCATTCGCATTGACAACATACTCTCCGCCATGCAACAATGCCTTTATACCCTGCGACATAAAGCCAGGAACAATACCACCAGCGGCATATTTAGAAATTCTTCCACCAAAGAATCTAGTCGGTGTCCAATTAGCAACAGCATTAGTAATTTGATCATACTGATCCCTTGACATATCATATCCAACCTGTACACCACCTGCATTAACAGTTCCAGTAGCCCTGCCGCTACTGCTACTAGTAGAACTAGCACCAGCACCGCCAAATTGAGTAGGCATGACTCTTCTAAGACTAACTAAGGTATCATAAACAGTCTTACCTTCTGGTGTTGCATATGACGCTCTAGATCCAAAATAGTCAAGTAAACTTTGCCATGTGACAGATTTTGCATAATATTTCTTATATGAATCAACAACAATGTTGTAGAGTTCCATTTTTTTACTTGCAATAGATGCTGGAATTTTTTGACCTATTGTTACCCAAGCATTTCTATTGAGGATTGTACTAAAATCTCCACCAGCAGGACCGCCACTACCCGGTGATGGAGTGCCATCAGTAGGTGTACCAGGGCCAGTACTTCCATTCCCCCCGCCTCCGCCTCCAGAACCACCACCATTCCGTGCTTCGTTAAGAATGGCAAGTTTAGCAACAGCGTCAGAGATAAGACCAGCAAGTTCTTCAACAACACTTGCAACATGACCGACAGTTTTTTGCATTTCTCTTAAAATCGTTTCATTAGCATCCTTAACTGCCTGAATCCATACAGCGAACGGATTCTTACTCTCAAAAATAGATGTTATATTATCAAGAGCAGGGGCTACAATTTCATCTGCTATATTATCAAGTAGACTTGATGAATCAAATACATTATCTACAATGCCTTGGAATGCATTTGTTATATCTCCAGTATTGCCAACAATTTGACCTTCAATGCCAGCAAGCATTGCAATTGTTGAACCGACAATTGTTCCATTTGTCGGGGATATCAATCCATATTTATCTATTGCCGTTTGAACTAATTGATCAAGACCAGTCCTGAATACACCGACATTTTCATTCGGCATCTTCAGGTTATCTTTCATCTTATTCATCATGTCTTGAAGAATGTCGCCATTCTCACCAGCAATTCTTGTAGCAACTTCATTTAATTCTTTAAGTTGCTGATCATATTCCTGAATTGTATTAGGCGGGAACTTAGTTATTTGCTTAGCCGCTTCTTCAAATGCTTTAATCTGCTCTTCTAGCAGTTTGTCAGTTTCGTCTTTTGATTTCTGAATTGCTTCCTTAAGAGCGTCAAGATTTTCTTTAGCAAGATCTTGTCTTCTTTGCTCATCGGTCTTGGCTAGATCTGTATTGAAATCTCTTGAATTTTTCTGTTCCTCAAGAGATAGGACTCTTGCATCATCAATACGACCTTCATAAATAGCCAATGCACGATTTCTAATATAATTAGCACGTTGCAATTCTCTTTCGTCAATTAATCTTCTTCTATCTGCTTGATATTCTTTTTCTTTAGTTAAAGATTCCTCTGCCTTTTCTAATTTATTAAGGGCTTCAAGTTGCTGATCGAATACATCAAGAGCAGCATCTTTTTGCTTTTCCAGCGCTTCTTTCATAGAATCAACTGCTTCATCAAGAGCACCCTTGACTGAATCCAAGACCAGATCAACAAATTTCTGCTTAAGATCTCTAATTAATTCCTTAAGTTGGTCGCCGGCACCGCCAATAACTTCTTCAAGTGCATCTCCGAGTGGTTCAGTAATAACTTCACCAAGATCTCGACCAGTTTCCTTTCCTTTTTCTACAAGATTATCACCGGCACCATCAATAATTTCTTGTTGTTTACCAGCAATATTTTCTATAATTCCTTTAACTGTTGACTCTATTGAATCAACAACACCTGTTGCTGCATCTGCAACTCCATCAATTACACCATTTGCAATATCTCCAATGCTGTCAAATGGTTTCTCTATAGAATGTAGCCAGTCAGAAATTTTATCCAATCCATCGCCAAGACCAGGAACCCAACCAAGAAGTGCTGAACCAAAACCAACAATACTTCCAGCAAGACTTGTTACCAAATCCGCTACTTTATTAAGAGCCGCAACAAACAAATTGACAATTGCTTTTGCTATAGAAGCAATAATCTTAATAGTTATTCTTTCTAGAGCAGCCCATATGCCAACAAAAGCTCTAGCAAACATTGCTAAGCCTTTAAGTATCAGTTTGAACCCCTTGCCCCAGTTGCCCTTTACTATTTCAATAATTCCCTTAATGAAATTAACAATTCCTCTGATAACATCAATAACTGCTTTCATAACAGTTTCAATAACAGGAACTATATACTTAGTTACAAAATTCTTAACTGATTCCGCAAAGGATTTAATCTTTTCACTTATATTTTCAATTGCTTTACCAGCACCACCAGCACCGCCAGTAGCGTTGCCCATCATTATTACAAGTGTTCCAATTGTGTCTTTAATCGGCTTTATAATTGCACTAATGGCTGCTTTAATTGAATTCCAAGCTGCTTTAAAATTCTTTGTTACAGCGGCTGATTTAGCACCCATATTCTGGAATGTTTTTATAAGGAAGAATACACCTGCGGTAATTGCCATGATTATTGCAAGTATTCCGGTACTCATCATGGCTACTCTTAAAATCTTAAACATCTTAGATCCGCTTAATATTGATTTTCCAAACGACATCATTCCAGTAGAAGCCTTACTAAAGAATCCAGGAGCTGCTTGACCGTATTGAGCCGATCTAGTTGACAATTCACTTATTGCACTCTTAGCCTTTGATACGGCATTCTTAATATTATTAATACCAGTTACTTTGAATAAACCACCCTTTGCCGACGATGCCATATTCATGAGTCCAGATCTCAAACTACCAACACTAGGCAATATACTAATAAACGATGAACCGAGGGATCTAACACCAGCGGATATCTTGCCAAAGATACCAGGAGCTCCCTTCATAGAGTTAATTGCCTTCTTTACAGCATTAATACCAGTTACAGTTTTTATGCTTGGAGCAGCGGCTACTTCTGATCCAAATAATCTTGTTCCGACTTTTGTTAAAGCGCCCCTTACACCACCACGCGCAATAGACATTTCTTGCCGTGCAGAAAGAACTTTGCCGCCATAAAATGAAGCAGAAGGACCACCTTGACCTATTGTTCCATAACGCACTCCAGCAGCCAGACCGCTTTGCATTCTGGTTCCTACAAGTCTTCTTATCTCACGCTCTGTCAGTCCAGCACTTGCAGATATGCCGGTTGTAGCCGATGTAAAACTTCTAGCCCCAAGCGTTCCTTGTCTTACTAATCCACGATTTTTAAAGAATAGATCTTCTGCAATATTTAAATCTCTTGTTGTTCCACCGTAGTGGGCGGCACGCATAAGATTCTGCTTTGCTTGATTTCTCATTAGGGCAGATCTTAGACTGACAATTCCAGCACCAGGAATTGATGCTGTCTTACCGCCAGAAAGAATTGTTCCACCTTGTCTTTTAGCAATTCTCATAGCTTCAATTTGCATCTGCGCTGCATTTGGTGTCATTGATGGCTTAGTTAAACCTGTTGCTGGTAGATTACCTAGAGCAGTGACACTTTGACTATATTTAGTTGTAGTAGCAAGAGATGCTGTTACTGTTGCATCAGCGGTATTAAATTTCTTCAATGAACCTGTTAGTACGCCAATTTTTTGTGCTACTCGACCTATGGGATTATTCATACTTGCAAGTCTTGCAAGGAATATACTCATTCTTGAAGCAGCTGTA